CGCGAGGATAAGATCCACTATGCGAGCCCGTTCAGCACGCAGGTCGAAGCGGGCAACGTCGACATCGTGCGCGGCGCGTGGAACGACGACTTCCTGCGCGAGCTCGAAGCGTTCCCGGATAGCAGGCACAAGGACTGCACGGATGCCGCGTCACGCGCGTTTATGGGCATCGATCGGAAGGGCGCGATGGCTTACATCAACGCGTTGAAGGCTGTGAGCCTATGAATAACAGATCATGAGCTGAACCGACCGCTCGATATCACGCTGCAGCGACGTGACCGCAAACCGCGCTCCGCTGACGACGTCATCGTTGACCGCGCTTGCTCCGCTGCGTCTGGCTCGCAGCCATCTTGCGAGCTGAACGCGAGCATTAGGCAGATAGTCGCACGACCAACGCAGCTCCCAGAGTGGGGGACATTCGTCGGCATCGGCGTGCGCTCTCGCGGCGTCGTAAAGCTCCGGGTTGGCCAAGCAGCGACTCTTTGCGAGCTCAATCGTTTGGTGGGTGCGTCGTGGTGACCAGATTTTCATATAGGCCGATTGATATTTTTGAGCGATGAGGTTAACCGTTCGGCACATTCGATCAGCGTTTCGCGTTGTTTTGGTGTGCGATGCGAGGTTGAACGCGGTCTGGGCTGCGGCGTCGAGTGATTCTTCCGGATACGATCCGAGGACAACGCCATCCGCAGTGGTGACGTACTGCTTGCGCGGCAGGCTCGTGCCGATGGTAATTTTGCTCGGGCGACACTGTTCGTTTTCGTCCATTCTCCGGCTTTTAGCACGTCTTGACACTGCACAGGTCTGCGGATATGCGCGCGAGTGACAGCCGCTGCAGCCACCCTCGCGCCCGCAATTGATCTCTCAGATATCCAGACGCGTCTAGATAGCTGGAGAAACGCACTCACGGGGCTGGGGACGTCGCGAGATAAGGTCCAGTACACGCTGCCGATCGCCTCGGTTCCTATCGAGGACCAGCGGCTCGAAGCGCTGTTCAACGAAGACGACATCGCGAATAAGATCGTCTCGAAGATCCCTAAGGAGGCGCTGCGCGGAGGTTGGTGGCTCGACTTTGAAAAGCTCGAGGGTCAGCAGTCCGGCAAGAACGAGAAGCTTGGCATGGACCTCGTGCGCGACCTCGACAAGCGTCTATGCGCCGCGAAGAAGCTGCAGGAGGCGTGGATCTGGGGGCGGCTCTATGGGGCTGGGGCGGTGCTTCTCGGAGTCGATGATGGCCGAGACACATCGGAACCGCTCGACGTCAACGCTGTTAGGTCCTTGCGATATCTGACTGTGCTGCGTCGGAGTCAGCTTCACCCGGAAGTCTGGTACGGCGACCCGCTCGCGCCCAAATACGCAGAGCCCGAGATATTCCGCATCGTCCCGATCGCGGCGCCGCGGAGCTCGATCGTCGCGACCAACGTGTTTGTGCATGAGTCACGGCTTCTCATGTTTTACGGGCCGTTGACCGCTCGGCTGCGCACCGAACAGTGGTGGAACGATAGCGTCCTGCAGCGTGTGTTCTCAGCGCTTCAGCAGTCGGCTAGCAGCTGGATGTCTGCCGGTCACATGATGACTGACAGCAGCCAGGGTGTGCTGAAGATCAAGGGGCTGATGGAGATCATCTCTACCCATGGCGAAGACGCTCTCCGCAAGCGCATCGCCATGATGGAGATGTCGAAGAGCGTTAGCCGCTCAATTCTCCTCGACACCGAGGAGGATTATCAGCGCATAGCAGCGAGCTTCACGTCCACTGCTGAGATGTTGGATCGCTTCATGCTGCGCGTTGCGGCGGCTGCAGACATGCCCGTGACCGTGCTATTCGGGCGCAGTCCCGCCGGCATGAACGCTACTGGCGAGTCGGATATTACGGCTTGGTACGACGCGATCGCAGCCGAGCGGAGTGAGTGTCTGACGCCTCATCTAGAGACGCTGGTCCGCGTGGCGATGGCTGCTCGCGACGGGCTTACCCGTGGCCGAGTGTTAGATGGTTGGCAGATAGCATTCCCGCCGCTCTGGCAGCCATCTGCCAAGGAGCAGGCCGAAACCGATAAGCTCCGCGCGGACACCGTCGCATCGCTCGTCAACGCGCAGGTGATTCTGCCCGAGGAGGGCGCGATCAAGTTGGCCAACGACGGCGACTGGCCGGAGATCGACACGGAATCACGTAGAGCAGCGCTTGAGGTTGAGTATGCACGCCTCCGCGATCCAGAGCCGGAGCCTGCTGTCGATCCCGCTGCGCCTCCCGCGCCGGCTCCTGACGATATACAGAGCGATCAGAGCGACGACGGTGAGTGAGCGATGGCGGATGGCGATCATGCGCTGCGCTACGACGCTCGCAGGCTGCGCATAGCGTCGCCAAGGTTCAATGACGCGCCTCACACAAGCTTTCCCTTCGCTGCGTCGCTGCTGCATCTGAAGGTGCTGCGCAGCGTGCTCGCGGCCGTGCGGCAGGCCGTACGCGAGCGCTTCGTGCCACCATATACGCATCGCGGCGCGGCGTATTTTGACGTGCAGGTTGCGCTGCAGAGGATGCCGCTGGAAGCGCGTTTCCGCGACATCGCGCAGCGCATTAGCGCGCACAACGAGCGCGAAGTCGAAGCGCAGATGCTGTGGGCGATCGCGGACTGGCAGCGCCGACGCCACAATCTGAAGCGCAGTCGCCAGCGGCGTGCGAAGCAACAGCGTGAGCGCAGACGACGCAGCGACAGCAGCGTCATTCGTCTGGATGCTGGTTCGAAGTTCGGCGCAGACGATGCGCAGATCGTCAACTTCGTGCGCGAGAACATGCAGCTCGTGCGCTCGCTCACAGGGCGTGCGCTGCAGCAATGCAGCTCGGTCGTCGAACGCGGTCTCGCTGAAGGCCTGCGTCACGAGGAGATCGCGGCGCAGTTGCAGGATCGCCTAGGAGTTGCTGAGGCGCGCGCAGCGCTGATCGCTCGGGACCAGGCGAACAAGCTCAACGGCAGGCTCACGCAGGCGCGTCAGCAGCGTCTGGGCGTGTCGCGTTACCGCTGGTCTACGTCGCAGGATGAGCGCGTACGTAAAAGCCACGCGCTGCTCAACGGCACTATTCAACGCTGGGATGACCCGCCGTTTGTAGACGGTGCATATCAGAATCCAGGCTCGCCAATACAGTGCCGTTGCGGCGCCATAGCAATTGTCGACGACGTCTTCGCCGAGCTGGGCCTGATCGATCCGGACGAGGTCGAACTCGAGCAGCCCGAAGACGTCCTCGCACGTATGCGCAATGCCGCAGGCCTCTTCGGGCCCGAGGAAGCGCCGACGATCGACATCACACGGGCAACGCCGCCTGCGGTACCTGCAGCATCTACCGTCAGGCCTTCACCGCGAGTGCCGAGCCCCCGCTATGTGCCCGAGCTCGTGCCGGCGTCAGCCACGACACCGGAGAGTGTGGTCACTCCCCGCGTGCCCGAGTCGACGGCACAGCCAGAGATTACGACCACTGCTCCTACGCCTGACACGCCTACTCTGCCGCCGCAGGCACCTTCTGAGACGACAAAACTCCCTTCAGTGCCGGGTGTCAGAGCGGCCTATCAGCAGCGTGTGTCCAGCGCGCTGGCCGAGCTGATCAGCGGTATGAGCGAGGAGCAGATTGGTTTCCTGCGCAGCGGATATAGGGTCGACCCCGTAACGCTCGAAGCCAGTGTCGCCGAGGGGTTGCAGTCGGGCACGCTGAAGCCACTCGATATCGACGTCTATTTATTCGCCGACGAGACTAAATATGAATTGGTAGACGGCCGGCACAGATTGGCTGCGCTCCAAAATATTGGGGCGGAAAATATGCCTGTACATATTCGATTTTGGGGCCGGCGCGGCGGACTCGTCGGTGAGGTGGTCACAGAGATCCCAGTGTTCGGCAAATAACCTCTTGCCATCCTTCGAGACTGCAGATATGCGCGGCGGTGACAGAGGTCCGCCGCTACGATTCCGCTCCGCTAGGCAGTGCCACGCGCACCACGCAGGGATTTTTGCGTGCGCCAGCCCGTCTGACGCGTACCGGCATCCTGACCTACCGCCGCGCCGACGGGAGCGTGCGCAAGGAGCTGCGTCGACCTGAGCAGGTATTTGCTGCCGAGTCGCTGTCTACGCTGGGGGACGCTCCAGTCACGGACCTGCACCCGAGCGAGATGGTCAGCGCCGAGAACGCGCGCCAGCTCGGCGTTGGGCACGTCTCACAGTCGACCGTACGTCAGGATGGTCAATTTGTTGAGGCGTCGATCGTCGTCACCGACGCCAAGATCATCAGTGCGATTGAGCAGGGCGATCGCAAAGAGGTCAGCTGCGGATATAGCTGCAGGCTGATCGAAAAGCCTGGTGTCTGGCAGGGCCAGCGTTATGACGCTGAGCAAACAGACATCACATATAACCATGTTGCGCTTGGCCCAAAGAATTGGGGTCGAGCTGGCAGCGACGTCGCGATCCGTCTCGATGATGGTGACGCGATCGTAGACGTCGATGACGCATCTAACACTTCGCCGCAGCCGGTGCCGCGGCCCGAGGAAAAAAGAATGGATATGATCGCGGTCCGCGTAGACGGCATCGAAGCACAGGTGCCAAAGGAATGGGCTCAGCTGATCGGGCAGGCGCTGGAAAAGCGCGATGGAAAGATCGCGGGCCTGAATGCTCAGGTGGAGCAACTCAATAAGGACGTCAGCACGCACAGCGCACGCGCCGATAGCCTGCAAAACAAGCTGGATTCGGCGACCGAAGATCTGAAGAAGGCGACCGACCCCAAGGAGTTCGAGAAGGCTCTGCGCGTGCGCTTCGCGCTCGTGGACCGCGTTCGCAAGATCGTGGGCAAGGAGGCGAAGCTCGACGGGAAGTCCCCCCGCGAGCTGATGGAGCTGGCGATCCAGCACCAGGATTCTAACGCCGATCTAAGCACGAAGGCTGACGCCTATGTCGAAGCGCGCTTCGATATGCTCGACCCGGAGAAGGGCGAGGCTGAGCGCGAAACACACCGTCGCGTGCGTGACATCTCGAACGACCGCGCACAGCAGCAAGCGCAGCGGTCGGATGAAGACGACGTGTACGAGCGAGCGCCGTGGTTGGTGCCGCTGGAAAACAGCAAACGTCGCGTAGCCGACCGCTGAGGAGCTATACACAATGCAACTCTCTTATGAAGATCCCCAAGCAACGGCGACCGGCTTTCATGGTCAGCACATTGAGGTGATTGGAAGCGTCGTAGTGACAGCGATCGCGCAGGCTGCTGCTCTGCATGTGGGCGTGCCTGTCGTGTTTGACGCAACCGCGGGTTATGCTGACAAGGCCGCACGTGCAATCGCCGCAACGGGCGATGTTACCACCGTGGCCGCGGTGCTCGGCGTGAGTCTGCTTGACCCGACCTATCCGCAGCTTGAAGCTGCGCTTGCTACGGACCCGCTCTACCGACAGGGCACACTGTTTCCTGTGATTCGGCGCGGGCGGATCTTATTGGGCAGCGAGACCGCACTCGTCAAGGGAACCAATCCTTTCGTCCGGTTCGCATCCGGTACAGGCGGCACGAAGCTTGGTGCGCTTCGTGCGGACGCTGACACGGCGACCGCGGTCGCTGCAACGTGGCTCAAGATTATCGGTTCGGCAAACGTGGTCGGATACACGTACGGCGCCGTCGTCGAAGTGAATCTGTGATCACTGCTTTAGCTTAGAGAAGGACTAACACGTATGCCTTTTGATGGAGTAGTAAGGGTCCCACAGCTGCGGCGCGATGCTGTGGCTGACGTGTGCCAGAAAATCGGCTTCGAGGTCGATCGAGAGAAGCTCGAAGGTGTGATGAATGCCATGGCGCGCGCTCGTGCGCTCTGGATGGGCACGCACCGTCTCGATGCGAACGACACCGCGTTTTTCACGGAGCAGCTGCGTTTCATCAGCCAGCGCTCCCGCGAGATTCGCAAGCCGCTGCTGAAGTGGCGTCAGTATGTGCCGGTGACCAATGAGGCGCCTCCGGGTGCAGAGTCGTGGTCCTACTATCAGTGGGACGGGAACGGCATGGCCGAGATGATTTCCAACTATTCGGACGATGTCCGATTGGTTGGTGTCAACGCTAAGCCTTTCAGCTTCCCGCTATTGCCGTACGCCTCGGGCTACGAATGGTCGCTGCAGGATGTGGAGCGTGCTGCACTCGCGGGGCAGCCCGGACAGAACGGCCTAACCAATGACTACTTGGCGAAGAAGGTTACCGAAGTTGCACGCAGCTTCGAGAGGCGCTTCGAGCAAGTTGCTGCGATCGGTGAGAAGGGCACCAGCATCACAGGGTTGATCAACAATCCGTATGTGCCAGTGACGACCGCTGCAAACGTGGGCGGCACGACTGCATGGGGCAGCGGCACGAAGACGCCCAAGGACGTGCTCGACGACCTGTTCGCGGGCGAGAGCGCGATCATTACCGCCACCAAAGAGGTGGAGCGGCCTGACACGCTGCTGATGCCCCTTTCGAAGCTGCTCTACATCAAGAACACGCCGCTCTACACGGGCGCCGGTAGCGACCCTGCTGACACGATCATGAGTGTCTACCTGGAGCGTTCTGAGTACGTCAGGAGCATCGGCAGCTGGGCGTTCCTCGGCACGGCAAACGCCGCTGGCAATGGTCCGCGCGCAATCTGGTACCAGCGCGATCCAAGCGCGGTGCACATGGAGGTTCCGCTTGAACCTACGGAGATTCCTCCGCAGGCAGTGAACTTCGCGATCAAGGTGCTCAGCCGCGCGAAGTCGGGCGGCGTCGTCTTCGAGCGTCCACTGAGCGCTCTCTACATGGACGGTATCTGATCATGTCGCTGACAATCACGAACAACGCCGAGCGCAATGCTCGCGTATTGACGCTCAACCTTGGTCTGGATGACCTGGTGCAGTTGGCGCCGGGCAACAGCGTTACCTTGGACGGTGAGCGCGCGAAGAGCGCACGCGTCATCCTGGCGGGGCCATTCAAATACTTTGTCGAAAAGTATGAGCTGTTGGTCCTCGACGAAACCCCGCCTGCAGCACCGGCGGAGACTGAGGAAGTGGCCCCGCCGCCGCCTCCATCTCCGGCTGCAGCACCAGCGTCTGCGAAGAAGGCAAAAGCGACCGAGTAATAGTTAGATGGCCGTCACGCCCAAATTTACGATCGTCGACAAGGACCATGGTTACGCGGCCATGCAAAGCCTTGTCGCGCGTATTGGGCGTATGAGACAGGCCACGGTTACTGTCGGCATCCAGGGCGCCAATGCTTCACGCACGAAGCGTGGGCGCCCAAGGTTCTCCTCGCGAAAGAGCAAAAGTGTTAGGCGACGTAAACGCAGCGGTGCGGCTCTCACAGTCGCAGAGGTTGGTGCGATCCATGAGTTTGGCTCAGGTCGCATCCCCAAACGCTCGTTCATCAAGGGCACCATCGACCAGCAGCGCGCGCAGATTCTCCGGCGCATGGAGATCGGTGGTGAAGGTGTTCTGACTGGCAAGCTGGACCAGCGCACCGCGATGGAGCTGATCGGCGAGTACACCGTCGGCCGCATCAAGCAGCGCATGGCGAACGGTATCTCGCCGGCGAACGCGCCCAGCACGATCGCGCGCAAGGGCTCCAGCACGCCGCTGGTCGACACTGGTCAACTGCGGAACTCCATCACCTACGAGGTGCATGAGTGACTGTCACAGCGGCGCAGCTCAAGGCCGAGTTTCCCGAGTTCGTTGGGGCAACTGACGCGCTCGTGGAGGCGAAACTTGCTGACGCTGAGCGCATGGTGCACTTGTCCCTCGGGCAGTGGCGTGACCAGGCGATCAAGCTGTTAGCATGTCACTACCTCTGCATCTCGCCGCACGGCGAGTTTGCGCGCTTGGTCGAAGATGACCCGAAGCAGGGTCAATGGACGACATACGAGCGCGAATACAAGCGCATTCTTAGCCATACCATTCCCGCGGTGATGGTGATCTGATGTCAGAGTTCGACTGGCAGGCCGCAGAGATTGGGCTGCGTGGGTGGCTAATGGCCATCGCTCCGGCTGATGCAGCGCACGTTGCGTGGGTGCAGGAGCCAGTAGGCTACCGCTCTGCCAGCGATGGTACGCGCGACCAGTGGGACCTCGCATTCTCCATGATCGCGAAGCTGGAGGGCCACCGCGACTCGGTCAGCTTTTCTCAGCATCCCACGTACCCCGATCGCGAGATCGCCACGGTCACAGGCCAACGCTCGCTGATGTGGATGGTCACGCTCACCACGCGCGATCAACATGCCGCGCATAAGGCTTACGCGCAGCTAGACAGGCTGCGCACTTTGCTTAGCTTACCTCGTTCTTTCGACCTGTTTCGCAGCTTAGGCCTAACGCTTGGCGATACGCATCGCATCGACCCGGAATATTCTGATGAAGCGCATCGCAAACTGAGCGTCGCGACGCTGGGCGTCGAGTTCTTCTTCGTGCAATCGATCCGCGATCCTGACATCGAGCTCGGTGCGACCGATTGGATCGAGCACGTGATGCTGCGCGGTAAGTTCTACGAAACGCGCGAAGCCTTTGCCGCAGACGCGCCAGACGTTGAAATCCCCGTGTCGCCGCAGCAGTTTGTGGTGAATGACGACGGCACGCTCGTCTCGGACGCCAACGGCAACGTGGTCACGGTCGATGATCCAGCGGGAGGCATGATCGTCAGCGATCCGGATGGAGGGAGCGGCTCATGAGCTCTCCGATCAAGCTCCGCGAAACTGTGGAGTACACGGAGTTAGACGGCCGGATCGACGAGCTTGAAGCTGGCGGAGGAGGCGGCGGCGGGACTTCGGGCGTTGCGGTGGCCGATGACAGTGGCCTAACGGTCGACGTCGACGAAGAGTCAGGCGTCGCGACGCTGGGCACCACGCGCGGAACATCCACCGCGGCGCAGATTCCAGCGGGCAATCATGGGCACACTCCTGCATCGATTGGCGCGGCTGCAGCCTCGCATACGCACGCGCAGGCCGATGTTGTGGGACTCGTGGATTGGCTCGCCACGCTCGGCATGCCGATCAAGAAGCCTGCAGACGATTTCCCCGACGGCCCGCCGGCATCAGGTGCGGCGGTGCTTGGGCGCAGATACCTGGTGAGCGGTGGTTCTGGTGGCAGCGCCACCGGTCCATGGCTAGGTCAATCAGGAAAGATCGCTACATGCACTGACGTCGCAGAAAATACTTACTCTTTTGAAGAGTGTGAGATTGGGGCTCTGGTCATGATCCCGTCTTGGTGGCAGGCGTTTTGGAAAGCCGACAGCTTGACGTGGAACGCCCTGGAAACGCCTCCCTTTGCGCACGCACCGTCTCATGCATCCGACGGTTCTGACCCCATTGCGCCTGAGAGCATCGGCGCGGCTGCGGCAAGCCATGAGCATGAGATCGCGGACGTTGACGGGCTGCAAACGGCGCTGGACGCGAAAGCGGCAACGACTCACGCAGCGTTACATGCGACTGGACAGTCAGACGCGATCACGCCCGCAAGCATCGGAGCCGCTGCATCGTCACACACGCACGTTCTGGCAAACATCACAGACGCCGCTGCAGCGCTCGCGGGAAAACTGAGCGCCGAGGCTGACGACTACAGCGCAAAAGCGGCTCCTATTGGGGCCGACCACGTCGTCGGCTTCGACTCTTCGGCCGCTGATACGGCGGTCAAGATTCCTGTTAGCACGCTGTTAGGGGGCGGCGGCGGAAGTGTTATACATCCGTTACCATCACTATTTACCGCGCCCCCGTCACCTTCCGAGGTCGATGACGAATTTGATTACGACATCAATCCAGCGTTAGATCTACTAACGCGCGGGTGGAGCGGCTACGCGGGTTCTGTTGATAACATCACTCGTGCGGGCGAAGTCGACCTTTCGCGCGACATCAGCAATGCTACAGTTGCGAACGCGGGCACGTACTGGTCGTCCTGGCTGACGATCGGCGGCAAAAAGCACTTTTGCATTCAGTGCTTGTCCCCGAACGTGCTGATCAGCAAGGCTATGACCGGGGAACTCGCGGGGGATTATGTCTACGCCGCGAGCTTTGTGCCCGCGTTGAACGCGGGCACCGTACAAGGCACAACCCACGGGCTGTACATCTGCGATAACATCAACTGGAACAGTACATCCAGATACGTTCGCGTGGGCCGCGGAAGCCTAACCGCGGCAGCGCGAGATATGGTGCTCGCGTACAGTAACCTGGGGTCGGGCGCGAACCTTGTCACAAGCGGTGTGACGGGTGCTGCGCTACCGCAGAGCGCATCATGCTATCTGCTACGTATCGAGACCAATGGCAGCAACGTTGTGTCGCGGTACACGTTCGGCATTATGGATCTGCCCTATGGTGCCACTGGGCAGATAACCCGGACAGCAGAGGCCTCGACGCTCACAGTCGACACGTCCTCTTGGTTCACGACCACGCGTCGTGCCGGTTTTGTTTGGCCGGGCGATGGCGTTGACGGTCGCAAAGGTTTTGCGATTTTACATTTCTTCCGGAAGCTGCCGTTATACACCTTCAAAACGTGGTGAGGTCAGACTGTGCCAACGCGACAAGACTTGTTAGACCAATTTGGTATTGATAGCTTTCAAAACGTGGACCTGCGACGCGTGAGCTTTCAAGGCGTTGCTCTTCAAAACGAGAACTTCTCAGGTTCGACGTTTTATGACTGCGACTTCAGCAGCTGCAATCTCAACGGCGCCAGCTTCGACGACTGCGACATGCTGAGGTGCAACTTCGATCATTGCACGTGGGTCGGCACGTCGTTTACCAATGTCGACTGGCCGCGAAGCACAGCTAATGACTGTGACTTCCGGGGGGCCGAACACCCGTACGGCACGAGTTTTATCGGCATCGCTGTGTGGGGATCGCAGTTTGACCAGCAGCTCTATGACGACCCCAATTATCTAGGCTTCGCTGGAGCCGAAATGGGCGGTGCTGTGTTTACGTGGAACTATGGACTCTGATCCGCAGACGCGGTGGTGCTATTGATGGCAGAACTAGAGCTAACAAACACCTCGATCACGCAACAGCTCGCGGATAGTCGCGTACGTTGCCATCTGCCACGTTGTACGAAGCGCTGATGACAGCGGTGGCGACCGACACGCCCGAATGATTCGCGACGGGAAAAGCCATGTCGAAGAAACTGCGAGATACGGTTGAATGGGCCGAGGTTGACGAGCGGCTGGATACGATCGAGGCTGGCGGGGGTGGTGGCGGCAGCGGCACGGTGCTAACCACGGCTTCGTTTGCAGCGTTGCGCGCTGCTGATCGCGGAGCTCTGACGACAGCGGTTATTAGCAGTGTCACGGGCGGCTTGTTTCGTTGGACGTCAGACACCACATCTGCAGACGACAACGGCACCATCGTTGTTCCATCGGCCACGCCACGCACGGGTGCATGGAAGCGCGCATCAGATGGAGCCGTCAACGTGCGCTGGTTTGGTGCGACCGGCGACGGTTCAACTGACGACAGAGCGGCGATCCAGGCGGTGATCGATGTGTTCACTGCTTCGACATTAACTGTTCCTCTTGGTGGCGTTGGCGCACGCACGATCTACTTCCCCAACGGTACCTATATGATTTCGTCCGCTCTCGTGATCAAGAGCGGACATCAGCTCATTGGCGAGGGCCAATCGGCGGTCATCAAGGCGACGTCAGGATTTTCAGACACAGCGCTGGTCAAGATCGCGGGAAGTACGGGAGTTTCATCGGGGTACGCGCAACAGTTCATGGTGCGCGACCTGGGGTTTCATGACGCTTCCAAGAATATCTATGCCGTCAAGGTGAACGACGGTGTAGCTGCCATCAACGCGAAGATTGAGAACCTGCAATTCAACACCGGCTATGGCCTCGACCTCGGCGGCTATGCACAGGGATGTGAGGTCACGCGGCTATTTAGCTATGGTGCATGCAACCAGATCATTGCGATTGCGGGTAATCACAACCGGGTATCGTGGATCGATAAGGAATCTGGCACAGGAACCGATGCCGTTCCGTATGCGCACTTCAAGCCACACTCCGATTCGTCGCAGTCTGGAGAGCTTTTCATTGAAGGCATCTTGATTGAGGGCACTGGAAACGCGGCCAAGGTCCCTATACGTATCGAGTCTTTTGATGCCGTTGTGATCGTCAACTGCTGGTGCGAAAACACGCCAACGAATGGGCATGCGATCGAGATTGTGGGCTGTGGCGTGGTGAAGTTTTTGAATCAGCCCACGCACGTCTTCTCTCCCAGCAAGCTGTATATACGGACAACTACACTTGTGGATCTGGATACGTTTGCGATCTCATCCGAAGATGTATCGTTGTCTTCTGTAGTGGATATAGATGATGTATCTCAGTTGCGGATCGGCACTCTATACACGCGCCGAAACGGCGATCTCCTGCCGATCGTGCAGAGCAAAAACATAAGCATCGACCGATCATTCACTCAAACAGCGGTGGCTACGGGCCATCTAGCGGTAGCCCAGGATGTGAAGGACCGCGGGCAGGAAAACTTCCTCCAAAACGGAAGTTTTGAAGCGGGCTCCTATGGGTGGCAGTTCGTTGGAACGGTTTCATCGTCAGCGTTCGTTCAGTCGAGATTCGGGCGCGGTCTGATGGCCAGGTACCAGTTCAATACTGGTGCCGCGCAGATCTATCAGGTCGTGGCTATTCCCGCGGAACTGGTTGGACGACGTTTCGCGTTTCGCATCGCCATTAACATGGATGCTCCGGCCTACGCGACGGCGATCACCAACGGCGCAGGCGTAAGCAACGATTCTTCTAACTATCTAGCGCACGGTGGTATCCCCCAGGTTTTGACGTCTACGTTCATCCCAACAGCCGCGGGTAACATTTCCATCGGCGTATATGTTGTAGGGATGACGGCCAATACGACTAATGTCGAGTTGGACAACGCCGTGCTCAGCTGCGGCAGTGAGACCATGGCGACGTTTTCAGCGCCGTCGATGGATCTTGGCGGGCAAACCATCGTCGTGTCTGCGACAGTCCCCACGTCGGGCACGTGGAAGGTTGGCGATCGAGTCTACTACACGACGCCCACTGCTGCAGGCCATGTTGGCGCGGTATGTGTTACGGCGGGTACTCCCGGCACATGGAGCGAGTTTGGAAGACAAATTTCTCTAGGCACTGGCGCGTCAGATGCGTGTGCTGGCAATGATGCTCGCCTTTCGGATGATCGCGTCGCCTCAGGAATTAGAACCGCAACGACAGTGGTATCCGCAAGCGGTTCAGCGGCGCCCTCCGCTGGACAGGTGCTCGTGGCAACCGGACCAACGGGCGTTACCTGGCAAACGCTATCGGGTGATGGCATCGCTTCCAGTGGTTACAGCGCTTCAGACATCATTAAAGCCACGGTCGTACAACCAAATGGCGCGATCGCGCTAGAGTGGCCGCGTTACATTGGCCGTGACGCGGTCTCATACGCGACTACGCCGCCAGCAACACCATCCCTGTATGACATGCACATGGTGCTTACCGGGGCAACCGGGGCATGGAATGGTTGGGGCGGATCCCTCGCACTCTGCACCGATACGGTCGGGCCTGTTTGGCAACGCATCCAGGTGCCCACCGGTACATACTGCAAAGTCGGAAATGGTATCTACGTTTGCAGCGGAACAACGTGGACAACGCTGATTGCTGCGTCCAACCCGGCGAACGGTATTTCCGTGATCGCTCAGTCGTCAGGTCAATACCTGCTGCAGGGCACGAATGGACCGCGTTTTGACTTCGAATTTGCTGAATCCGAGGTATCTGTTACGAAGCGTAGACTCTCCCTGAGGGCGGGCAGTATCGCAGCGGCTTTATCGGGATCATATGGATGGGCTAGCGCAGTGACCGGCGCCAGCCGGGTCTTCAGCGTGCAGAAGAACGGATCGGCTGTCGGAACGGTTACGATCGCATCCGGAGCGCAGGTTGCTACGCTCGCCGCGGCGTCGGCGACCACAATAGCGATAGGCGACAGGGTAGAGCTCGTGAGTCCCGCTGCGCTGGATGCCGGCGTGACCTATTACTTCGCGATCAACAGCACCACGACCTAATTTGAACGGGGCTTGGTCCTCGTATAAAAATAATATTCAGCAGCTGCCACGCGTCTAAATATCCACGCATCAGCCTGCCGAATCTACCGTTGACACTGGGGGTGACTGCGGATACCAGCCGCAGCATTCCGCCGTGGAGTGCATTTGCCATGAGGCTTAGACTTGGCCGACGCACTCCGGAAAGTCCTAAAAATCACCGCGTCTGTGAGCGACGGTGCGGTAGGCGAAAAGGGATTCAACGTCCCGATGTTCGCCTGCCACCACACGCTGAGCACGGCGCGAGTAATCACGATTTCAGACCCTGACGCGCTGCTGGCCGCACCCTATTCGTTGACGCCAGCCAGCCCGAATTACCATGTTTACCTGGGCGCGAGCGCGTTTTTCCGCGGACGAGATACCAAGATCTCGACGCTGAAGATCGGACGTCGCGCGGGCGCTGCTACGCAGATTTACTCGCTCACCCCCAGCGCTCCGTCTGTGGCAGGCGGCGATGTCTACAGCTTCAAGATCAACGGGATCACGGTCTCCTACACGAGTGCAGCATCGGACACGGTGGCGATCGTATGCACTGCGCTAGCTGCTATCGCGGTGACCGGATACACGCTCGCGGTGTCGTCCGGTAAGGTGACGGTCACTTCGACTGTCCCCGGGCGTCGCCAGGACATCACCGAGAAGACGTCGAACCTCGCCAAGAAAGAGACGACTGTCGAGCCGGCAACTACGCTCGCGCAGGACCTGTCTGCGATCTACGACGTGGACAAGGACTGGACTGTCTTCTCGATCGACTCTGCAGGCGCCGCGGAAGTGCTTGCCGCTGAGGCCTGGTGCGCGACGCACGAGACCGCGCTGGTGGCCACGGTTAGCGACGACGAAATCATTGACCCTGCCATCACGACTGACATCGGGAGCGCCTCAAAAGCAGCATCTTACGCCAACAGCATGCTGATCTACCACGAGGCTCCATACACCGAGTGGGCCGCTGCGACGTGGATCGGGGAATGCGTCTCGGACGAACCAGGCACGGTCAACTGGGCGCACAAAACGCTGCAGGGCGTGACTGTCAGCAATCTGACTGACACCGCAATGGACACGCTGATCAGCAATACCGGCACTGCGAAGAACGTCAACTTCTACGTCGACATCGGTGGTAGTGGCTCGACGTTTGACGCACGCTCTCCGAGCTGGCGCTACTTCGACATCACCATGTCTCTGTATTGGCTGCTCGCGCAGCTCCGACAGGACATGCTGTCGATCCTCAAGTCCACGCGCCGCATTCCGTACGACGAGAGTGGTCGCAGTCTGCTGGAGTCTGTGTGCTGGAACGTGATTGAGCGCGCGCAGCGTCCGACGCGCAATATCATCAGCACCGAGCTCGACGAGAATGGCAAGCGCACGTGGGGTGTATCGCTGCCTGCGTTGAGCGAAATCTCTTCGGTGACACGTCGCAACCGCGTTTTCCCAGACATTCAGCTCTGGGGGATCATCTCGGGTGCCGTCAATTCCATGGAAATGAAGCTGAGCCTAGCGGTCGCGCAGTCGATCTCCGCTCAGGAGTCCTGACAGTCAGATGGAGCTGGGAGCTAGCATATGAGCACTATCATCTCGCAGGGCTGGGCGTTCTCGGACGTCGACTTTATTTACAATGGCAAGAACCTCTCGAAGCTTGCAGGCTGGGCTGGCGACAAGGCGATTACCATCGCTCCCGCTCGCACATTTGCGAGCGTGAACGGGCCTGACGGCGCGCGCGTGCGGCATCTGACGGGCGACTTCTCCGCGCACGTCAGCATCACGATTTTTAACACCAGCCCCATCAACGACTATTTGATGACGCAGTTGGTGATCGACGTTAACACGCCCAGCGTCGTTGTCGCCGGGGCGCTGAACATCAAGGACCACTACGGGACGTTCTTGCTGAACAGTCAGGCATGGCTCGACGGTGCGCCTGCTGACTTCGGCTTTGGCGCTGCGCCGCAGGTTGTGACCTGGGCGTGGGATTGCACAAACGGTACTGCTACCTCGTTCTATGGAGGCCGTGCGGCGATATGAGTAATACGTTGGAAGCCCGTGAGTCTGTCATCGACGGCATCACTTACCGCGTGAAGCTTTTTTCAACGTCGCAGGCGTTGGACGAATACGCGCGGTGGGTGAAGATGTTTGGCCCATCGTTCGCGCGAGCCATCGGCGGCATTGGCAGGGGGGCTCCGCTCGGCAATCTGTTGAGCGCGCTGTCGGTTGGTGGTGAGATGGCTGCGCTTGAGTTCTTCGATAGGCTCGCGAGCGCCGAGCTGAAGAGCATGATCAAAGCGCTCGCCGCAAACACGGTCATCATCGAAAAGGCCGGACAGAAAGAGCCAGAACTCGAGCGCGTATTCGATCAGCACTTCGCAGGCAAGCTGCATAAGCGGCTATTCCCGTGGGTGCTGTTCGCGTTGCAGGCGAATTATGCTGATTTTTTAGATGGTCAGAGTGGCGGCAGCGTCGCCACTCAGGTCGTGAACCAGCTCCTATCTCTATACGAATCCCTGAAGCCCTCCGCTGGGAAATCTGGCGAGTCGCCAACTCCGGGCGATTCTCCAGCTCCCTGATCGAGATCAAACACCAGTGGACACTCAACGACTTGGCCGAGGCGCACGTGATGCTCGATCTACAGGAGGAGTTAGACCGTAAGGCTGCGGAGCATGTGCGCGAACAGCAGCGCATAGCCGAACTGCAAAGGCGGCGGTAATGAGCGTTGTTGCTGAACTGATCGCGAAACTTGGCTTCGCTGTAGACCAAGGCACCGTTGCGCGCGCTGAACAAGCGTTGAAGCGCATCGGTGAAGAGTCCAAAGGTCTAGAGTCGAAGTCTTCGACGATCACGCCAAAGGTCGACACACACCAGGCCGAGAACAAGCTGGCGAAGCTCGCGGAGGGCTTCGAGAAGCTGATGCAGTTCGCCGGCGGTATAGGCCTTGCCGAAGTCGGGCGCCAGCTGCTGGAAATGGGCAACGCGGCCAACGAGACGCAGGACACGCTGCGCGATCTGTTCGGCGCGGACGGGGCCGCGCGTGTCAACGCGTGGGCGGATCAGTTCGCGAGCGCCGCGGGTCAGTCACGCTTTCAGATGCGCAAGTTCGCCGAGGATCTCGGCGTGCTGTTAGAGCCAGCGCTCGGTCATAACTCTGCGGCTGCAGAGAATATGTCCGAGAAGCTGGTCGAGGTCGCAGTCAACCTCGGCGCGATGAAGAACATCAAGCCTGAGCAGGCTGTCGACGATATGCGTTCGGCACTCGCTGGCAGCACTGAGGTGTTGGCGAAATACGGCATCCGTTTGCAGGAGAACGTGCTCAAGGAAAAGGCCAGGAAACAAGGCCTTTCTGACACGATTTCAGAGCTCACGCAGACGCAGAAGACTCAGCTCATCTACAACACGATCCTAGAGCAGTCGGCCAAGCATATGGGTCGAGCTGCGGCCGAGTCGCACGAGTTTGGAGGCGCGTCTGTAGCGCTTCAAGGCAGGCTCCATGACCTCGGCGTGACGCTGGGCCAATCAGTCATAGGTCCGGCAACGCAGTTCCTGAACTGGGCAAACAGTGCTGTTGTTGGGCTGCAGGATCTGGTCGAGCATACAGACGGCGCTGAGTCAGCGATGTATGCCTTGGCGATAGCTGCCGCTGCACTGGCCGCACCGATGCTCGCGTCATTTGCTGTGCCTGCTGCAGCCGCAGCTGCGCTGGTGCTCGCCATCAGCGAGATTCACACCACGCTTGCCGGCGGCGACTCGTACATTCGTGATTGGCTGAATGAGCTGTATGGCGTCGAGGGCGCGCAGCGTGTGATCGACGAGTTCGACGAAGCGCTGAAAGGCGCAGTCGGTACCACCAAGGATTTACTGACCAGCGCGCATGAGCTGCATGAAGGGCTCAAGCCGCTGCTCGAAGTGCTGAGCGCGATCGCTAAAGTCGTAGGCTCTGTCACGGGAACCGTGTTCGGAGGCATCTACCGATTTGCGGGCCAGCTGGGCCTGTCTGCGACAAGCGCGGATGAGCGAGATCGAGATGCACGCATCCCGCAGCTGCAACAGGAGATTGAGCGCACGGAGCAAAGTCTAGACCGTGGCGAGATCGCTCCTCAGGACCGCAAGCGCGTCGAGTTGGAGCAGGCTGCGCGACGACGTGAGCTCACGCAGTTGGAGACGGCGCGCGATGAGCAAATTGACTTGGCTCCGGGCGCCGAGCTCGCCAAAGCGCGTGAGCGGCGTCGGCGCAACATCGAGCAGTTCGGCAATGCGTACGGCGTAGACCTGCCGTCAGCGCGCGCGCAGCAGGCCACTAACGAGAGCGTGCCCGTAGCGCTGCGAGCTGCTAACGCGCCGTCAGCGCCCGCCGCGAGGCCGTCCATCATGCTGACGCCCGATGAGGTTAATCAGCGTGAGAATCAGCGCGCACGCGTCGCGTCGACAGAACATGGTCAGGTCGCAACCCCGCTCGACGACAGCCGTGTGGCTGCTACGCAGGCGGGCGCTGTTGGTGCGTCGTCTGAGGACGCTTTCCGGCGCGCGAGAGCGGACTATGAGAGGTCGCACAGAGCGGTCCCAGCGCAACCTGCGGCGCTGGCACCAGAAGCGCAGTTGGCACAGCTAACGTCAACGCAGCCCGCGCTACCAGAGACGCTGGAGCAGCGTCCGCAGCCAGCTCCTACTGTGGTGGTCGAGCCTGCTCCGGCTGCTCCAGCAAACGTCGCGCCGTCCATCGAGGTCGCCGCGCCGCAGCTCCCTACCGCTCAGCAGCCTGATCAGCCTTTGCAGCTCACAGCGGCGCCGAGCCCTGCGCCCATCGTTGAAGTAGCGTTGCAAGCGCCGCAGGCCGCGCCAGCGCCATCTATAGAGCGCCCTCAGCTGCAGCCGCTACAATTGGAGCAGCCGCAGAAGCTTGAGCAACCCACGCAGCTGTCGGCTGCGCCTGCGCCGGCCGAGCAGCTCCCACGCCTAACGCCTTCGCTCGCTACCGCGGACTCGCAGCTCCAATCCCCTGCAGTGCTGCAGCCCGCTGTGGCACCGCTGCTCGATCGGCAGATGACCGCATCGCCGCTCGTGCTCGCACAGGCCTCGGCGACTGCAGAGACGGCAGGCGCGACATCAGGCGCCGCAGCAGGCACGCAGGACGCCGCCCCCGTCATCAACCAGACGAACACGATCAACGTTAGCACCAGCCAAAACGCGGATGAGATCGCGCGCGTCGCACGCCAGGTGATGGACGACAACGCGCGTCAGATTGGCGCGAACCTCCCACGCAGAGGCGCGCCGCGATGACAGTCCCGGTCACACACCTAGAGATCGATGACGTGTGGTTTGACGGCACGCTGACGCAGACGATCGTCTACCACACACTCGTCACAGACTTCCCGACCGAGGAAGACAACATCTCGGACAACTACATCCTGACGGGACGGTCTGTGCAGATCGAAGCGCTCGTATCGGAGTATCCGATCGAAGAACCTATGTCACATGCGGGAGACCGTGTGTTCGGTACTTATCAGGCGATTCAGGAGATCATCAATCAGCACAAGTTGGTCAACGTGATCGTCGGGTTAGACGTGCTGCGTAACTGCGCGCTCGAAAACCCGAGGTTTGATCTCATGGGCGCAGGCCGAGCTCACAAATTCACCTGCACCGCGCGTGAAGTAAAATTCGCAACCACGAAGGAAGCATCGGTCCCTAAGCCTGTCGTCGCGAAAAAGAAGTCAGCGGATAAGGGGCAGGTAAACGCGACGCCTGCAACCGATGCACAGGCTGCGAAGGCCAAACAATCACTCGCGAAATACGTGTTAGGCGGCGGATAATGGCAATCCTCGTCATACCCACTTTCGCAGAGTACCGCTTCACTGAGCAGGTCACGCTAGAGGGTGTCACCTATACATTAGCGTTTGATTGGTCTGACTTTTCAGGGCTGGTGGATACGCAAGTGTTGGTTCTCGACGCCAATGGGTTGCCTGTGGTGGATGACAGCGGCCAGTTTGTGACCACCGATGCGTCGCCGGGCGAATCCGGCGAAGTCATTGGCGCGTCTCCCTGCTGGCATATGGACCTGCTGACGGAGGGTGGCGATCCGATCCGCTACGGCATCAAGCTGGTGACCGACTATCCGTTGTTGCGCCACGTGAGCCACGTTGATCGTCCACCCGGCGAATTGATACTGATCGACATGCAAGGCGACGCTGAGCCTGAGTTTGAGGGTTTCGGCTCGCGCTGGCTTCTGATGTACGCAGAAACCGGGACGGTGCTGACATGAGCACCGATCTCTGGTTGCGCAAGATCAAGCTGCAGGTCGAGGGGTTACTGTTAGAGGACTACCATGTCCGGTTCAATGTCGCGTTGAGCGACAACCCGAAGACAAGCAACACGGCGACGATCCAAATCTCCAACTTAGGCGAGCATCACCGCCATCAGTTGGAGCGCATGAAGAAGGTCTACGTGGACCTCTATGCTGGATACGAGACCAGCATGCCGCTGCTGTTTCGCGGGGATTTATACACAGTATTCTCCGAGCATTCCGGCGCCACATGGACCACGACGATCAGCGCCGACACATCACGTGTTGCGAAGAAGAAGCGCGTGGTCAAATCGTTCGCGCCCGGCGCAAGCATTGGCGACATCTTCCAGCATCTCGCCAAAGAAATGGACCTCAAAATCAGCAGTGGGTCCATCAAGGTCGCGGAGGCCGCGATCAAAAAATCGCGCGCCCGACAGTTCTTCAACGGTTACTCGCTCGCTGGGACTACGCGCGATGAACTGGAGCGCCTGTGCAGATCGTGCGGGTTCGAGTGGCAGGCGCACAACGGCAAATTGCACCTGGTCCCACTGTCGAAAGCGTTGACCGACTCAGAGTTTGTTTTGAGCGCGAAAACGGGGCTCATCGGGCGGCCGAAAGTCGGCAACTATGGCCTTATCGACGTGCAGTGTTTATTGATTCCCGACCTCTATCCCTACCGTCGGGTCTATCTAGACTCAGTCCAGATCAACGCTCCGTGCGTCATCAAGACTGCAAAACTCGCAGGAGACACGCGCTCGCAGCAGTGGGCCGCCAACCTAGAGCTAAAGCTGGAATGACGACCTACCACGCCGGCTCAATCACGAACGCCTGGACCGTACGCCGGCTGCCGATCACCTCGTTGTACAGGACACGGACTTTTGTCGTGCCCGTGACCTTGACCGCAGTGAAGTCGAGCGCGTTCAAATACGTGCCCTCAAACAGGTTGTCACCGCGGTATTTGCGCAGCACGAGCACGATGTTTGAGTTGTCGGCAGTAAACACCGCTGACTGCTTGTTGATCGATGATTCAGCGGTGAAGTATCCGTCGTCGCGATCAACGACGATCGCCGCTCCGCGCAGCGTTGAAAGTGGCTCGCCGTTGTCCACGTGGCCCTGCAGCTCGAGGGCCACGCCGATCCCTGTGATGACCTTTTTGAAGCCGTGGCGCTTGCCGTCCGCGATCCACTCGCGTTCGGCTTCTGCCTGCTCCTGCTCCGCGCGCTTGCTGATCTCGGCATTCGCGCGCGCTTGCTGCATCTCGCGCTCTTCTTTCGCCGCGCGTTCGGCCCTTTCTTCGCGAACGACGGCGCTACGCTTCAAAAGGTTCACGCGGTGCGCGGGATTGGCCCCACACATCTCGGGTGAATCCTCACGAAGCTCGCCAGCGTATGCCAAACGCTTTGCATCATCGGCGGTGTATGTACACGCCTCGCTCGGCGTAGGCGCAGTGATAGTCGCTTGGGCTGGAGCAGACGTGTTGCGCGCGGTCCGTTCGCGCACGCCTTCGCTGATGCGACTCAGCTGCGCTCGGTGGTTGGGCGCGGCGCACAGCTCTGGTGAGTCCGGTTGGAGCTCGCCTGCTTGGGCGAGGCGCATTGCGTCCGCGAATTCATACGGGCAGTCCGCGTGCGCGATTGAGGCGACGGACCAGAGAGCGACTAGTGCGAATGTGGTGGTGCGCATGGTGCGTCGAAATAAACGCACAACCGCACGCGATCCAGCGCGAAAAATCGCAACCTACCCGCGTCTTTTGTGGGCGGAGGTGGCGGCATGAGCACGCCATCGGCGCTCGACAACATGGAGCTGGTGGCGGAGAAGGCGCTCTCCGAGGCCCACTTCTGCCTGCCGGCGCGCGTAGTGCGGGTCCGCACGGGCAAGGACGCTCGACAGTTCGTCGATGTGCGTCTCGCGATGCAACGAGAGGTCGTCCAGGGCGACGACAACGAGGAGGCCGACGAGGAGTACGACGTACTCTATTCGCGCCCCGTGGCGTATGCGCAGGGCGGCGGATTCAGCGTCAACATGCCGCTGCAGCCTGACGACCCAGTGATGGTGCTGTTTGCGGAGCGATCCATCGACGCGTGGATCGAACTCTCAAGGCGCGGCGGCAAACCTGTTGCCCCTGGAGACACGTCGCTAAGCCCTCTGCAAGGCGGCATCGTGCTGCCAATCGGCCCAGCAGCGCGCTCAGAGCTCGCGGATGTGGGCGCGCACGACTCCAGCGATTTCACGATCGGTCGTCGCGACGGCACGGTGATGCTGCGTCTCACGCAAGATGGCCAACTTGCCTCGCTCATGGAGGGCGAGGACTGGATAGCGCTCGCAGCGAAGGTCGATGCTGAAATAGCGCGTTTGGACGCGCGCATCGACTCAGAGGTGAACGCGCTGAAGCAAGCGACCGTCACGGGTCTAACAGCTGTCGGCGCAGCACTCGCGGCAAACGGTGCGACCGCAGCAACAACCTTCCAGGGCGCATCCGCAACCATACCCGCACCGACGAATCCGCAGTCGGTCGCAGCATCAAAAAGTAAGGCGACATGAATAACGCACGTCCCGCAGCTTTTCCGGACTGGGCCAGCGACAGCACGGCTCAAGTCGTCCAGCCACCGACTGGTAAGCAGGAGGTCGGGTTCCTTCCTGGAGAGGAGGTTCCTGCCGGCTGGTACAATTGGATACTGAAGCTGATCAACAGTCAGCTCAAATATATCGATGAATCGGTCAAGATCTCGACCGAGAAGATCGAACTGTCTTCAGGACAAGCCTGCTATCGGCATCAAACAGGCAAGCCATCGTTTGGGCAGGTCGGCACTGCGTTTACCGCGAGCACCGCAAAATACTACGGATATGCATGGGTCAGCGGGGGCTCGAGTTCAGCCGTGACCTTCCCTCTGCGCGTGCAGCCTGGGCGTCGCTTATTGAGCGTCGATCTCATCTGGTCGGCTCCGAACGAAACTGTCAGAAACAGCGCCAGCGTGTCGTCGGGACAGATCAACTGGTCGACGCTGCCATCGTCCACCGCGCTATTGGGGGTAGGCGCAACCCTGGGCACTATCGTGCAGACGCAATTCAGTGGCGGAAATTCCCTCCTCTGGACGAAGAGTACGGTCAACGTCACGCAGCCGCAGCCCGCGTACTCCGAGACGCTGGAATATTGGCTAGATATCACGCTGGGCAGCACTGCGGAGTTCTGCGCGCTGCGCGCGATCCGTATCAACACGCAGGGGTGAATCTATGGCAGCGAGCGCGTATGCAGATCTCAAGGTGGACCTAACAACGGGCGATATCGTTGTTACGGGAGGCAAGCTGCAGACTGTGAGCGGCATGGAGTACGCGATCCAGCACTGGGTTGCCGCGCTCCACCTGTTCGAAGGCGAATGGTATTACAACGCGCTGCTGGGGCTTCCCTACAAGAGGCAGATATTCGTCAAAAATCCCAATATGACAGTGGTCCGCGCGTTGTTCGCCGAAACCACGCGCGGTGTGCCGCTCATCACGGCGGTCCGCTCGATGAAGTTCGGGTTGGATACAACCAAGCGCATCATGACCGTAGAGGCTGTTGCTACCGTGGACGGCGAACAGGTGACGCTGACAACCGACCTGCTTATTGCGCCAGGTAAAGGCGGGCCAGGTTCCTCAGACGACTAACCATCCGCCCACTTGCATTCAGCGTTGACTGCGGATATGCGCGCGGGTGGCTGACTATGGGCTAACACCTGAGGGCATAAATATTAGGACGTTTGCGGATATTCGCCGCGACGTCCTTGGTCGTCAGCGCGCGTGGATCCATGCCGGTTTTCAGGACTCCGCAAACGACGTCGTCGGGCAGATGAACGCCGCGGTTGCTGAGATTGCTGCGGAGATATGGGAGCTGATGCGGGCGATCGTTGAAACACGACACCCCGACGCGGTCACCGGCGCGTTGCAGGACGCGCTCTATGCGATTCAAGCGATCGTTCGTAAGGGCGACGCGGTAAGCACCGTGAATGCTCTGGTGACGCTGGATGCAGGCGCCAATATCGCGATCGGTGATGCTGTAGCGAGCGTGAACGGCAATACGGATGCGCGCTTTGAGAACGCTGAGGCGATGGTGAATTCGTCGGCGAGCTCGAAGTCGGCCGTCATTAAATTCCAGGCGCTAACAGCCGGTCCCGTGGTCGCCAACGCAGGCACGCTCACAGTGCGGGAGACGCTGCCTACGGGATGGCAATCGATCACAAATCCCGGCGATGCGACGTTAGGTTTTTTCGCCGAGTCGAACGCAGCGTTTCGCGCGCGGCGCGAGCTGTCGATCATGCGTGGCTCGCGACACGTGAACGGCATCCGCGCTGAGTTACTGAACCTGAGCACGGTGCGCGACGCGCTTGTGCGCGAGAACATCACGAACTCGACCGACCCTGACACCGGCATGCCCCCGCATGCGATCAACGCAGTGCTTAACTCCAGTGCGAGCGATGATGCAGAACTTGCCGAAGTTATCAGCGAAACACGCGCTGCGGGCATTAAGTCGTGGGGCTCGACCACGGTCGCGGTGACAGACGAGGGTGGAACGCACAACGAGTCTTTCTCTCGACCCGTCAAAACGCTGTTATATCTCAACGTCCGAATATACGTCGGACCCGACTATATAGGCGATGACGCACTCAAAGCGTTGTTGATCCAGTCGGCTGAGGATGCTTCGTCACCAGGATTCTTGCGCCTCGGAACGGATGTATTCGGCGGGCAATTCGTCGTTGCGATGATGGCGTCGGGCACGGGCATCCGCACCGCAGAGGCGCGCATCTCGACGGCGTCGACCACGTTCGATCAGGCGCAGCAAGGGATCATCGTCGCGCCGAGTGTCCAAATGGTGTTGGACGCGAATCGCATCACCATCACGCGCCTTGTCTATCAGGCGCCTGCAAATTGGAGTGACGTCTAATGGCCTCAAAAGGACTCTCGAGGACGGCGCGTGTAGCGTCGTTGACCGCGTTCGCGTCTGGTACGACTTACGCCGGACTGTCGACTGTGAACCCCGGCGACGATGGGCAAAGCCGCGTTGAGCCGGCATTTGGCACAGGAGGCTATGCGCGTGTCGCCGTGAGCTGGAGCGCCGTCTCTGCACCCGGTGCGCTAGACGCCGCGGTGGAGCTGGTCAACTCGGCGCTGATCACGTTCGGCGCGAGCGGTACGGCGTATTCAACCGGCGCGACACAGCTAGCGTGGCTGACGCTCTGGAACCATGCGACGAATACTGCAGAGGCGAACTTCCTAGGACGTTTTCCGCTCAACACGCCTAACGCGATCAGTGCAGATGGCGCGAGTATCGCAATCGCAGCTGGACAACTGAAGGTCACGCTTACCCCGCAGACCGTGTGATCGGATAGATGACTCGACGGTATACAGGTGGGCGTGACGAGGCGGCTGGTTTTAACCTGCCGTCCAATGGCGCGTACACGATCCAGTGTTGGATACACGTCGACACGTTGCCGGCAACGAATGCCGGGTTGATCACGCTCACCACGTCCGACTATTGGACCAGCAGTCAGACGACAGAGCTCGCTATTCAGTCGACCGGGTATCTGTTCTTCCGAAACCGTTTCTGGAGCTCGTCGCCTGAGTTTTACCGCGAGACGAGCTACACGACGCCATCGAGCATTGCGCTCAACGACTGGATACACGTTGCCTATACATACGATGGCACTAACGCGCTTGCGTATGTCAATGGTGTGTTAGTCAACAGCAGCACGCTGGACACGAACACCGGCGCAGTGCGCCCAAATTTCGCATATTGCGCGCTGGGTAGCTCTGGATATACGGGCGAGGCGCAGGCGTTAGGAGTCACGCTGCAGTCGGCGATGGTGTTCGCCTCGGCGCTATCCGCCTCGCAGATCAAAGAGTCGATGTCCACGTTGGAGCCGCCTCCTGGGGTTGCTCCGTATGCGTGGTGGCGCCTGGACAACGGGGGTGTTTGGTCGAGCGACCAATCGGGCAACGGCCACACGCTTAGCACCGTGGGCACAGCTGTAGGCGCAGGGACAGGCCAGCTGTCTACTGCCATCGGCGGATCAATCGTCAGTGGCGATGCCACGGTGATCGCCGGCACGTCGACTGCCGCCTCGGGCGGGGCGATCGCCGGTGGGTCTGCGACGAACTCTGCCGGCATCACGACGAGCGCGTCAGGTGGCGCGGTCACCGGTGGGTCCGCAGTAAATCGCTACGGCGTATCCACCTATGCGATCGGCGGATCTGTCGCCGGCGGCGTCGTGGCCAACGCGATCGGAGCGTCGACGTCAGCGACTGCCGGAGCGGTCGCGGGTGGCGAAGCAAACAACGCAATCGGCATTGCCACCAGTGCGTTAGGCGGGGCGATCTCCGGTGGCGAGGCGCTCGTCTTCGGTAGGGTATTCAGCGAGACGTCGAAACGCGGCATCTCGCGCCTAACATCGTGGTATCGAAAACCTAACAACTCCGCTCTGCTTGCGTCGTGGCTCGAAGAGTTCCACCTGATTCGCGTCGTTGCGCTTCAGCTGCTCGAGTCCACTCTGGACAACGCCGAGGGCGTGCATCTCGACGTATTCGGTAAATACGTGGGGTTAGAGCGTGGATGGTTCAGCGACGACGACTTCTATCGCGAGCTGCTCTACATCAAGGCCCTGATCAACCGCTGCAAGGGCACGCGTCCTGAGATCGTCGAGATCGCAAAGCGGCTGGTCAACCTGACAGTCAGTCCACCGGTCAACACGGTTGATTTGGTCGACTACTACCCAGCGGGTTGGGTCGCCTATTCGAACAACGCGATCGATCCGGACTACGGCAATATCGTTGCTCGGCTGCTGTCGCTCACGCGTGCGGGCGGCGTGTGGATGAACTTTGTCTGGGCGTCGTCGCGGCCCGAGCACCACTACACACCGTTCAAGTTCGCTCCCTCCACCAGCGTGATTTCCAACTCCCCCAACGGCTTCGACGCTGGGGGTCTATCCGCAGTGAGCGACGGCACGACGGTTGTCTCGTGGGAACCGCCGCCGCTGTATTGGGGGCCTGACCCGCTCTACTGGGGAGATGACCCATTGGTCTGGTGACTGAACTATGGCTACACCTATCCAGTTTCTATCTAAAATCTCCGAGGTGGCTACGGCGTTGGAGCCGTACTTGCTCTATCAGCGCCCAGTCATCAGCGATGAGCAGACGACCGCTCCCGGTGCACCGGTCAACTTCGATCGATATGTAGCGCCCACCAATGCTACGGGCGGGTGGATTCCCACGTATATCTATGAATATAGAAGTGGGTCTTGGACATCGATTCTGCCTCGTCACGGGATGACCTGCCGTGTGATGTCCGGCGTTCGCGCCGGTAGACTGATTTGCTATAACGAGAACACAGCTGCATGGGAGGTGGTGTCCGGCGGCTCCACCGTATCGGGCAATACCGCGCTCACCACGCCTGTTCGCTGGTACGTAGACAGCGTCGCGGGCAACGATGAAAACACGGGCTCATCCAGCGACCCTCTGAAGTTGCTCGAATTCGCTATTGCGCAGCTTCGACAGTTCCGCCCGATCGCAGCGCGGGCCGTGATCGAGCTGATGGACGCTGGTCCTCACTATTTGTCTCAAACAGCGTTGCGCGACCTAATCATTCTGCAGTCAGACCAAGGTCAAGGCTTTGTGGTGATTAAGGGCGCAGGCCGTAACGTCATTAATACAAGCGTGGTGAGCAGTCTAGGCGAGACGCCACGCATTTACGTCGACACGAACACCTCGCTTCCAACGGATACCGCACTTGGCGCCACGCTCCGGCTTACGAGTGGTGCAGCGCAGGGGCAAGAGCTCCTGGTCATGCACAATGGCGTAGAAAACGGGCAGAACCGCGTTTGGGTGGGCCCTTCTGTGCCGGCTGAAGTTGCTGCCGGTGACACCTACGAGCTCTCGCGTCCCCAGGCCGAGATCATCGTTGCAGGCGATGCCGGCCAGCGCACCCTCAACCTAACAGATATCCGCGGGCCACTCATTTTCCGCAACGTGAAGATCACCACGGATCTCATGCTTGCGATCAACTCGTTCACCGCATTTAGCGCGTGCGAGACGTCAGACAACTGTTGGCTGCTGGCGCAACAGAGTTGCAGCATCGGCTTGTCTGCACCATTCCCGCCCGCTGCATGGGATCCCGACCTGGAGAGCAGCAGCATCACGCAGCTCGCCAGCGGCATCCATTTGCCCGGTGGAGGCGTATCGAGCCAGCTCGGGAGCCGAGTAGCAGGCACGTGCCGAACTGGCACCGTGACCGCGGCAGGCGCGGAGATAGAGTTTGAAGGCCGCGCGGATAACATTCATGCGCTGGCTGATGGGTACGTCAGGCTGATGTACAGCCAGGCGTATAAGACGCTGCAAGTTCACCCTGGCGGATTCGTAGAGGCCGAGAACTATCTCTACCTCGACACCAACGGATACGAGCCTGCGATCACGATCAGACAGGGACTCCTGCGCATATTGCCAGGCACCACGGTGCGCGGTGGCTACTTCGCAGGTGAAGGTATCCCCACGATTAAGCTAGACCCTGGTGGGGTGTTGGAGCTGGCGAATCTGCCATCTGGCGAAGGCGGAGCTGGCAATCCCGTGATCGCCCCATGGAACCTGGGCGGCTACGTGCAGCTGTACAGTGGGACGCAGATCCCGATCAGCTCGATCACAAACAGTCCGAGCGTATGGAGCGACAACTACGGCTGTCGTCTCATGGTGGCACCTTAATGCTTAGGAGCATCTTATGGCACTGACACGCTCTCGCGGACGGCTAGGTCTATTAGTCGTCTCTATGGTGGGCACGATCGCATGCTTAGGCAGCGGCGTACTGCCGTGTCCCGTTTGCCCGGACCCGTCGTTAGACAGTGTCGTGGGCGAGTGGACGACGCTGAAAAACTGGGACTTCGGCACGGGCGCTGGCAACAACATCACGACGATTGCTGCCGTGAAGTCGGAGTTCAACGCGTACCAAGTGTTCGGTACGTACAACGTCGGCGACGGTAAATACGGCGCTGACACCGTTGCGTTCGATGCGGGGTCTGCACTCTCGGGGCAACCTATAGATACCGTGGTTAGCAGCACGGCCACTCGCTATCGCGAGCTGAACGCCAACAGCCTGATCGTGCATGTGAGGCCGAAGAGCGACTCGCAGACAACTGTGGGCCCCGCTCATCTGCATGACGCTGCCACGGGCAGCATCTACAGCAAATACCTATACCAGCACACGAACACCAAGGATCTGCGCTGGTCCACGCGATTCCGATTGAACACGGTAGCCAAGGGCTACTGGTTCGCGATCTGGAACGTTTCGCAGACCTGGAATAACGGCCCCGAGATGGACTTGATCGAGGCCTTCTCGGCGTGGGACTGCTGCGTCGGCAATTTCTGGCATTCGGATGTCGTGACCGGCAATGGTGGTTATTTCGGCACCAACGCGATCAACTACTGGCCCGCATGGGGGCCTGCGTTGTCGAGCACCGGAGTCAATCCAGACCTGACGCAATGGCACGACCTCGTGTTGACGTATTTCCACGACGACACGTACGTCATTACGTACGACGGAAAGACTATCCAGAAGGGCGTATACCACTGGAGCTCGCAGCCGTTTCAGTTCTTGTTTGAATACAGCGTCGGGCACACCGAGGTGTCCGACTATCAAAGCTTCGTGATGCCCGTGTCAGCGTTCCCGCTCGACATGGAGGTCGACTATTCGCGAGTTGAGGAGAGGGAGATCTTATGACTTATGCACCTCATGTTCCTGGAAGCGCGCGTCCTACAACCTTGATCAGCATTTCGACGTCGCGAACGAGCGGCGCAAAGCTTCCTGGCGCACTCGATGTCGCGCTCGAGCACAGCCCGCGCCTAAAGCGTTTCCTCGCCATCGCTCCGATCGTGGCTGCAACAGCGTGCATGCTCTCATGCTGCAGCGCGCTGAGCACGGTGGAGCATGTGCTCACGAGCGGGGATATTTCGCGCGCTCTGCAGGCTGCGGCGACAGCTGCGCCCAGTGCGGAGGCTTCCGTGAAGGCCCTGCTGAGCGCGTGGGAGGCCGGCGACAACGATGGATTTGGAGCTGCAGTACCATGCGCGGTAGAAGCGCTCTCGAACGCCCGTGACGCCGTTGCGGCGGCGGACAAAGACGCTGCGGCGCTGGAGGTTTTTGATCGCGTCGTCTCCATGCTGCGCGTGATCGCCGGATCAGAGAGCTGCACGCAGGCAAGCACGGGAACGGTTGCGGTGACAGCTTCAGCTTTGAAGCTGACGCCAGCAAACAAACCTGACAAGCTCGTGCTGCCGATGCCGCTCCCGCTGGAGCTGTATCCAGGCGGCAAGGACTTAAATAATCAATGACGAGCTCGACAGCGTTTCGCATCGCCCTCTTTGTACTCGGCGCCGCCACCGCGGTAGTCGAAGCCCTCTCGAATCTGCCGAAGCTCGACAGCTCGGCAGTGATCACAGCGATCGCAACCACTGCGATGGGTTACGCCGTCCGCTACCATGCGGATGTGGCTGCAAAGGCGCAGCAAACCAAGGTGCAGACGTCGGCGCCTGACAAGCCCGTAGCGCAAATGGCGCCGACGCCTGACGACGAGTGAGAGTCCGTGCTTTGGTGGCATGCAGAGCCGGTGCCGCTGTTGCGGTGTCGGCTTTTTGTTTGTTAGGTGGTGAGATATGGCGTTGAGTGCACAGGCCTATGAGGTGCTTACAGAGCTGTTCAACATACTCAGCGCCTGCATGGCGAAGGAGCGCGCGAACAGCAATGCGGCATACACCCAGGTTGCGGCGCTCGACGAATTGCGGAAGGGTGGATATGTGCCAACCGACGAGGAGAGCGCTGTGTACTCGCAGCTGTTCAATGCGGATTTGAGTTGGGACATATTCAACAAGCTGCGCGAGAAAATAGAGACCGTGCAGGCAGGCGGAGACGCGTTCGACGGATCTGGAGATTCTGGATCTGGCAGCGGTAGCGATGGTAGCGGCGGAAGCGGTGACGGCGATTCTTCTAGCGGCGGAGATTCAGGCGGAGACAGCTCGGGTGGTGATTCCAGTGGAAGCACGTCTACCACCAAGTGGCTGGCCATCTATTGCAGCGGATACGGCGCGAACCACGAAGGCGACACATCGACGCTCGCGTTCGAGTCGTGGCTAGGGCGCAGCGTAGATTACGTGATCGACTTCGGCGCGCATGAACTGCAGGCGAACAACGCGCAAGGCGCGTGGGGCAACTACCTTGGATCGATCACGTGGGGCGTGAATCAGTGGACGATTGGCAGACCCGTTATCTGGGCCATTCCGATCATCCCTAATAGCGACCAATATGGGCAGCACACAGGCGCCAATATGGCGGACGCTGCGAACAACGCCTATGCGGCGTATTGGCGACAGCTCGCGCAAGCAATCTATAACAAGCAGGGGCCGGGCCAGATCGTCAGAATCGGTTGGGAATATCAGGGTGACTGGTACCCCTGGGGACGCAACCGCAACCAGCTCGGAATCAACAACTCGGTGCTATCGACTGCAACCTATGAGGCGTATTACAAGGCCGCGTTCCAAAATATCGTCGCCGCGTTCAGATCGGTGGACCCAACGTTCAAGTTCACCTGGAACCCGAATCTGCAAAACCAGTGGCAGTGGATGGATTTGCAGCTGGAAAACTCATATCCGGGTGATTCGTTCGTCGATTACGTTGGACTGGACGTCTACGAGCAATCGTCATGGAGCGAGACGGATGCTACGACGCGCTTCAACAACCAGGTGCTGAATGCAAAGTATGGGCTGAAATGGCTCGCTTCGTTCGGCGCGCAGCACGGAAAACGGCTGTGCATTCCCGAGTGGGGCGTCGGTCAGAAGGGCGACAACCCGACGATGATCCATTTGATGGCGGACTTCATCGAGGCAAATGATGTCGCCTGGCACGCGTACTGGAACGGCGGCGTCGATTTCTACAACGGGCTGCTAGACAATTTTCCAAACCAGAAGGCTGCGTATAAGCAGCGGTTTGGATGGTGACCGCATGAGTCGATCGCGCCGCAACAAGCCTAGGAAGTGCCTGCACTCAGCCCGTCCGCGCAAGGGGCATGACGACTACCACTGCGACTTATGCCTGGAGAACGCGCTGCATAAGCACATCCGGCAAGCGCAACTTCACGATGACGAGTCTGGCTCTCGCGAGCAGATGGCATCCGCCCGCAGGGTGAGCCCGTTTGCTGCGCCCGGCGGCACCGGGAACATGGGGTATGGACTGCACACGTATCGTGACATCCAGGCTGGCTGGCGCACGAGGCGTACGCGATGAGCCGATCCAGAAAGAGCAAGCTTTGTCGCACATGCGGCCTTTGTCGATATATCTCAGGAAGCACGCGCTACCGGCGCATTCGCGACCGAGATGCAGACGCCTCCTGCGTGAAGACATCCGTGAATCGACTCAAGCAGCGCGATCAGGTCTTTTTGCCAGATTGCCGGTTTGTGAACCCGCGCTGCGCCCGAGATGAGAGATCGGGCCCCAAATATCAAAATGTGATATTTGGGCGTTTTGAAGGTTTCGAGCTATGCGGGTGCGTTTCGCTCAAGCCATTCAATATCGCCGCCGCTGATCCAGTAGTGAGTCCTGCACGGGATCTGATAGTTGCCGATCGACGGGCTAAGCGACGGGCCGCATGGCGCATCCGCAAACGTCCACCCTGTCGGACCGAGAGGTGTCACTACCTTGTTTCCGCATCCGCAAGCACAGAGGTGAATCGCGACGTCGAACTCGTCCGAGACGTACAGGATGCCGGGTTCCAGATCCTCTGGCATGTACCGGACGTGCCGGAGACCTAGTCTTGTTAGCTTTGCCATCGCCGCTGACCATGTTACCCATTTTGCCGACGCCAGCAAAATGGTAGATTGCCTCTCGGCAACGCACGCCGCCGGCAATCCGGTTTCACACAACTCGCCGCATAGGCATTGGCCCGCTGAGCTCCCCAGCTCGCGGGCCTTTTCGTTGCTGCAGCTGATCGGCAGCGTCCATACGTGTAGACGACGCTACTAGTCGATACTGTCCAATCGACCCTGGAAGCTGATCCCGAAAACGTAAAGGCGCACTTGCCGCTTTACCCAAAATCCGCCCAGGACCATGGAGGCTCATCGCGGGTGTCGCCGTCCTGGTCTGGCGGCGGCGCAAGCGTTTTAGAATACTCCAAAAGCCAGTGCGAAAGCGCTGACTCGGCCGTCAACATCACGCGCTCCGCGATGTCGAGCGCGCCGTCGACCGTCCCTCTTAAGAAGGAGGAATGGCCCGTTGGGGGACTGAAATAGATACGATACACCCAGAGCAGCTTCTCCTCGCCATGAGCAAGCGGAGAAAGCTCGTCTGTCTCGGGGTCAAGCGAGAACAGTTCTCCCGTGTCCGAATCGCATTCGTCGGCAAAGGAATGGGTGATCGTGCAGAAGAATACTCCCGATTGCGCTGTATATTCGGCGTCCGAGACGCCGGGGTCTAATGGCTCCTCTTCTTTCCATTGTAGCTTCATGCGTGGGCCCCTCTTATTTAATCGCAAACCGTTTCCGCTCACTACAGGAGCAGCAAACGCCTGTATATGCAGCGTTTGCTTATTTAAGCAGAACATCCGCTGTGCGAGCCGCTACCGAGAAACGCCAACCTCGAAGCCGTGCACCTTCAGTCGTCGTGCGCAATCCCACGTGCCGCGGCTATCCGGCCCGGGCAGCGCCAGACAGATAACATCCCAGCCGTGATCACGGGCCTCTGCGGCTTTGTCCGCGATGCGCTGATTGCGTTCGAGCAGCGCGACTCGGGTGCGCGGGCCTTCGACGCGCATCACGCGTAGAGGCTTGCCCGCGGCCGTCGCGATCTCGACTGCGAGCGCGTCAGCTCCAGTCGGGCAGTCACCGACGATCACGACGTCGGCCAGCGCCGTAATCGTGGCATCGATATCGGCGCGCTGATTGGCCGTGAGCTCTCCACGCGTGCCCGTGATCACGACTGCGGTGCGAGGCTTGGTCATGGATTGAGCACAGGCCGTTGGTTCTTCTGCGCGGGATCCATGGGCCCGAGGATGCCCTCGCGCTCCAGCTGCATCAGTGCACGTTTGGCGCGTGGCTGGCCGATCGACATTTCGCACATCACTGCGCTGACAGACACCCAGCGTTGTCCTCGGACGTACGTCAGTAATCGATTGTGCAGCTCATCATCACTCAGCTGCACGGGCGCTGCTGGTGCAGCGGGCTCGGTTGTGGTGGGCGTCTCGATGACAGCCTGTTTACCGCTCTGCGCGCGCCATGCGGCGCATACGGCCTTCACCTCGTCCGGGCTGATATACGCGCTGTGCACGCGCTGCCATTCGGTCGACCCAGGCAGCATGCAGAGGCTATCTCCACGACCGAGTAGCTTTTCGGCGCCGCGGATGTCCATGACGGTCTCGCTGTCTTTGCCGGATGACACCTTGTAGGTGATACGAGTGGAGAAGTTGGCTTTGATAATGCCAGTAACGACATCCACGCTCGGGCGCTGCGTTGCGAGTATGAGGTGCATTCCGGCTGCGCGTCCCTCTGCGGCGATGCGTGAGATCAGCAGTTCAGCCTCTTTTGCCTGAGAGATGAATGACGCGAACTCATCGATCGCGATCACGACGCGGTGATAGGGCGCATTGGACCGCGCGTTGTATTCAGCGATCTCCGACTCGCCGACTGCAGCCATGGTGGTGTAGCGGCGTTCCATCTCCTCGAGCGCCCATCGGAGCAATGCAATCCCGTCTGCAGACTGCACCGCGATCGGCGCGAGCAAATGAGGGATGCCAGCGTAGCGCGATAGCTCGACGCGTTTGGGGTCGATCATCAAGATGCGCATCTCGCTAGGTTTGCGCGTGAGCAACAGTGCCGTGAGCCAGCAGTTGAGGCCGACGCTCTTGCCTGAACCGGTGGTGCCAGCGACCAACAAGTGTGGAGCGCTGGCGAGATCGAGATACACGGGCGTGCGATCTGGAGCGAGGCCGAGCGGCATGGGGAGTGCGGCCGAGCGGCGAAGCGCGGTCCACTCGTCGCACTCCATCAGTTCACGCAGCATGACCGTCTGACGATCCTCCTCGTCGAGTGGGACCTCCATTAGGGTGACCTTCCCGCGCTGAGTTACGTTCACATGCAGCGTGTCGAGCGCCTGCGCGATCTCGGGCGCGAGCTTCTTGATCGTGCTGATTTTCGTTCCTGCAGGTGGCTCGTACTCGTAATACGCGAGCATCGGCCCCACGTCGCCGCCAGAGACCTGGCCGCCGATGATCTCGTGCTGGTAGAGCGCACGCGTGATCTTTTTGCGGCCGGCGTCGAGCGCGCGCTGCTTGCCTGCTTTTGTGCGCTCCTTCGGTGTTGCGAGGCGCCGAATGTCCGGGAGTACGTACACAACGGGAGCAGCGTTTGGCGCTGCAATTCCCGGTAAATCCTGCTCATCGCTGTCCACCGAGGACTCGATGATGTCCGGACCGTTGTCCACGCTGTTGTCCGGCGCGTAGTCCCTCACATCAACGATGCGAGCACGCGGCGTCGGCAGCGGAGGGCGCTTCGACGGCGCCGGGTGTGACGCGGGCACCGACTCGCGCACAGTCTCTCCGTGCGTGTCGATCACGGCCTGAGGCGCGTACACACGGGGCCGTGCAGCAGCGGACGGAGCGGGTGCACGCGTAGACGCAGACAGCGCACGCGCAGCAGCAGCCTGACGCTCGATTTCACGAGCGCGAGTCCATTCGGAGGCGAACCGACGGGCCATCGAGCCGACGCGCGCGCTCAGCTGCTGCGCATGCGCAGGGCCCATAGCGCGCCGCGCAATTGCCACCAGCACGATGGCCAGCAGTACGTAGGCCCCGAGCCCGAAGCCGCGATGAAGCCCCCCGCCCACCATTGAGCCGACGTGCCCAGACGGCGCGCCCAGCAGATCGAGCGTCGCGGGCAGGCCCACGAGCGACAGGCTCCACCACACGCGCACGATGCCGGGGCTGCGCTGGCTGACAGTCCACCACGACTCCGCGGCGAGCCAGCCCACACAGCACCATGTGGCCCAGCCGAATGACGATGATAGCCACGCAGCAAGGCCATCCCCTGCGCGACCGAGTAGGCCGGCCAGCGCTGAGGCGAGCAGCAGCGCTGTGCCGGCGTAGGTGATTGCGTCCTTGCTGCGGCGGGTCATGGGCGGCACTCCTGGAGCAATTGAAGCGCGATGCAGGTCGCACAGCGGCGCTCGAGGAGCGCGCAGAACACGCCGCCTGCTGCAGCTGTGATGAGCATGGTGATCACGATCGCGCGGCTCATGGGCGTCATGGTGGTGTCCTCACAGATCGGCAGAACGCGCAGGTGCACCCCTGCTTTGCGCGCGGATATGACCTGCCGTATTGGTCGAACGAGAAGCCGTGCGGCGCCTCGTCTCGCGGTCGAGGTGGTAGAGGCGGATTGTCAGATGCCCGCAGCGACGCGAGCAGCACGAGCCACCCGCGACGCAGTACACGTGCGATCTGCACCCCGAGCGCGTCTAGTAGGTCGTAGAGCATCACGACTCCCCGCGATCGCCGTCGTACGAGTAGTCATAGGACTCGACACGATCGCGATGACCGCCTACGCGGATCGGCACGAAGTAGCCATGGGGCGCGGTCGACTCCAAATAGAGGCCGACCGCGATCGTCACGAACCATGTCAAAAAGAGGCCCTGCCAAAAGGTCATCGGCCCCTCCGGACGTGCATGCGCGTGCGCGCTGGTCTCTCGGGCTCGGGCTCGTAGTCCCAGTCGTCGCGCTGCTGGTCCCAGATGCCGTCTGGGCCTGGGGAGTAGAACCCAGCACGCACAGATCCGCCCGTACGCACAGGGTCGTGTGTATCCCGACGCGCGGTCTCTCCCGTCGATGACCACCAGCCGCCGATCGCCATCGCCAGCACGGCGATCAGGATCATGAGGGGTACTGATGAGATCGTCTCTACAGCTGCGGCGGCGGCGGGTGCAGGCGGATCCGTGGGCGTGATTGCCCTCAGCCGGTCCAGCGCGTCGGACTTCGACGCCCGGGCCTTGATTTCGGCGAGGTGCTGCTCGGCCATCTCGGCCTCGATCTGCAGTCTCATTGTGTCGTTTGATGCCATTTGTCTCCTTTCGTGCAAATCGTATGCGTTTGCATAGATTGTATACAATGTATCAGACGTTGACGCTCGCCACGTTCGCTGTGACAGTAGCGGACGCTTACACATGACTAAGAAGCCCCGAGAATCCGTCTCGCTCCGCCTATCCCCCGAGATCATCGAGGAGGTGGACGAGATCATCGCGCTCGCTCAGTCGATCCTCGGCACGGAGGCGATGACGCGACCTGCCATCTATAGAGAGATCGTGCAGGCTGGGGCGAAAGCCGTGCGGGCTAAGTACGAAGCGCTGGCTAAGCACCAGGCTTCGCAGAAGAAGCGCTAGGCCACTCCCCTCCTGCTCGGCAGTCGCGTCACCTGACTCTCAGGCTCGCTCTCCATCGAGGGCATGAGCGCTCGGCGACGCAGGTCACCGAGCTGAACGGCAGACATGATCAACGGTCGAGGTCCACCAGGCACGGGTGCGCCGACGACGCCGTCAGCCTCCAGCCGAGCCACCGTGCGGGCGATTTTGTCCGTGCCCATGCGCAGGTCACGCTTCAGGGCTGCCCCGCTGCACTGGCCAGCGCGGGCGATGTAATCGAGCACGCCGGCATACTCGGCGTCAGGGGATGTGGTGGCTAGGGGTGGCTCGTCTACCATCGCCTGCAGGGCTGCCCTGGTCGCCTGCGCTGGCAGAGCAGCCCTGGCCGGCTTCGGGCGAGGGGCTGGCACCGCGATCACCTCGATGTCGGTCGCTCGGTCCGCGGCATCCTGCAGGGCTGCCTGGCAGGCTGCCCCGGTAGCGTTAATCAGCACCAGGACCGCGAGCGCGGCCAGGTCCACCCACGGATGGAGCTGCACCGCGACGATGCCCTCGGTCAGGGCAACCAGCCCAATAGCGTGGCTGACCGGCCAGTGCCGGCGGAAGAGGTCGACCCCGACGCGGAACACCGTTGGTGAGGAGGCGTAGAGACCTAGACCCCACAGGTACCAGTAGGGGTTCTCGGGACCAGCAAAGGTAATCTCGCCATCCTGCCAGGTGATCAGGTGGCCGAGGTGGCTCAGCGCATAGAGCGCGAGCGGGATAGCCGCGCCGATGGGCGCAGCCATCAGGGCAGCACCGGGGTTGCGGCGAGCGATCCTCAGCTGATGGAACAGCCCGGGTCGCTCGCTCGTGTGCATCGTGTCCATACGTATCAATCGTATACGAAACGCACGCCAGGGCAACCAGCCACCCTTGGCCGGGTCGCCTGCATGTGAGGGACCCGGCCAGGCAATGGTCAGAGCAGGTGATGGCTACCGGTGGATGAGCTACCGGGGGAGATGTGATGACGTCTCGCTGGACCGCCCCCCGGCATCCTGTGATAATAGGAGCCGCCCTATGTCGACCAAACAACAACCCGTCATCGATGTCCCTATGCAGTCCGATGCCGAGCGCGCCGAAGACAGCGCAGTTGTGACGCGTGACGCTCACGATGCGTTCGTGTGGTCGGCCGCGCGCATTATGCTGGCGTTCGACGAGACCTTCCGACGGCTTGCCGAGTGAGCAGCGCTGAGCCGCGATTCCTGACGCTGGACGACGTGCTGCGTCTTCATACGTGGCAGCTAGAGCAGTACGGCGGAAGCGCCGGTGTGCGCGATCAGGGGCTGCTCGAAGCAGCGATCGCGCAGCCTCAGGCAGGCTTTGGCGGTGAATATCTGCACGCTGACATCTGGGAGATGGCCGCGGCATACCTGTTCCACATCGTACAGAACCATCCCTTCATCGATGGAAACAAGCGCGCGGGCCTATACTCAGCGCTTGTGTTTCTGGACGTGAACAGGCACTCGCCAATCGGTTGGTCCAATGCCGAGATGTTCGCGCTCACCGTGCGCGTCGCATCTGGCGAACTCCACAAGCCTGGAGTCGCCGACGCATTTAGGCGCCTGGGGGTGCTTGAACGTCCCCCCCAGGTTCCTCTCCTCTGCCGATAATGTGTCTCAAACCCCGTTATAACGGGTTTGGAGACATCTTTCCGACGGAGGAGGGGAATCGTGCCCGGGGGAGACGTGCCGGCCTACCGCCCGATGAGCACGCGGCGACGACGGGTCACGGGGTCCACCGTGCTCACCACGCCCGCGGCTTCCAGGCGAGCCACCAGGGGGTAGACACGGTCCCCCAGCATGAGCTTGCGCTCCAGCCAGGAGGGCGTGAACGCGTGCATCCCCTGGAGCAGCAGGATCGCCTTCGCGTACAGGGCATCATCAGCCGCGGTGTAGGTGGGCGTCGACGGCGGAGACATCAGCAGGGGTAACTGCTGTGGGGTTGCCTGGTCAGCGGACGAGGCGAGCGCGGCTGGGGGAGTGGTTGCTACGGGGACCAGGGCAGGCACCGGTGCAGGGGCAGCCACCCTCTTCATCAGGGCATCCAGTTCATCGACCGACGCGATGCACCACTCGCGTGCACCCTGTAGGGCAGCGATGCCAGTCGAGGTGGCCAGTAGGCGATGGCGGATGCGCTGGATGGACTCCACGTCCGGAGCAGGTGCGGGTGGGGTTGGTGGTGCAGGGGGTGCCGGTGCTCTGACCAGCACGCGGGAGAACGTGCCTCTGGGCGCCAACTCGACGATGCCGTCGCTGATGAGGCGGCGGAAGATGCGCTGTCCTCGGCCCGACCCAACGTGGAAGGTGCGCTTCAGCCACTCGCACGAGACCGTCTCTCGCGTCTTCACCACGGCCACGACCTGCTCGTAGAGGGGGTCGGAGGCGGGCGGAGTCGAAGCCCTGAGCGCCGGGGGAGTGGTGGGCTGGATGGCAGTGTTTGCGGACTGGGCGCGCAGGGCGCGCTTGATCACGTCTCGTGCCCAAGCGCGGAACGCATGCGCTTCCGGCGACTTCACGCGCCACATCACGTCGATCACGACGTCCGATGCGTAGTGCTTCGTGCGGTAGGCTTTGCCGTCCGCGGCAGTGCACAAGTATTCCTTGTGAACTGAATCCCAAGCACTTCCATACAGTTCTGAGATCGACCTCAGATGCAGAGCGATGTTCTGCTGTGTCGTACCGCTCATCTGGGCCATTTGGGCCTGGGTTGGCCAGAGCTCATCTGCCTCCCAGCGCACTGCCACCACGGCGCCGGTCTGCATGCTGTACTCGTACGTCACGACTTCCGTGGTACCAATCGTCTCACTCATAGGAGTTTCCTTCCTCGTGGGTCACGACCCGGGCGATGGCCGTCGCGCCGGGTCATTTCATACGAGCACTTTTTCATACGTAAAAGTTACGCGCAATGAGGCGCGTGATTTTTACGTATGAAAAAGTTACGCTGTTCGCTGTGGCTGCGAAGAAAAAGCCGACAAAGCGCATGGGAAGGCCCGCCGTTCCAGACGATCAGCGTCTGACGGTGCAGATTGGCCTGAACATGACCCAATCCGACTGGGAACTGCTTGAGTCAACGGCTGAAGAGCGAGGCGTCCGTCCGGCTGAGCTACTGAGGCAGCTGATACGCGGGCTCACGAAGCAGAAGGCGGGCAGTCCCACCCGCTGAAAAATTCAGCCCGACGTCGAATTGATTGGCGCGGCTAGCAATAATTCCCTGATGGTCGCCCGGGTATTTTTACGCTCGTCGTGGAAACGGAACCGACGAACGAGGGAACCTATGGCTTTGGTGAAATGCGGCGAATGCAAGGGGCAGATCAGCACAAACGCTAAAGCGTGTCCGCACTGCGGTTCGCGGCTCAGCCCAATCACGTCGAGCATGAACCGGTTGGGCTGGGACATGATGAAGCTCGCGGTTCTTCTGGTGCTGGGGTTTTTCGCGCTGATCGTGTTTGGTAAACGCTGACCAGCGGTAGCCGTGCTGGCGCGGGGGAGAGGTCCTTCGCAGCACGCAACTATGCGTATTAGCCCGCCGCCGAGCGTGGCGTCACGCCGGCGGAAGTGATCCGCCAGTGTGTACGCGCACAGCTATCGCGCAGCTTCTAGCTCACTCACCATTCATCCCGATCTTTTGGGCGCGTTATGAGCCCGTGCTCGAGCATGTGCTCGAACCACTCCTTGAAAGCGCGATGCGTATCCGCAAGCCTTTGAATCCCGGCGTTTAACTCAACCAGCTGCTCGATCAGAGCGACCTTCCAGTCCGCATCCAAACGCCTCTCGTATTCTGCGGCCTTGCTGGCGTCGCTTATCGCTTCCTGAACGTCAGCGAGCGTTTCCCGCAGACTTTCGAGTGGAATCTTCTCTTCATCCGACATCCCGCCATGGTCACGGATCAAGCGTGATCCGATCCATCGGTGGTTAGCTCGCATTTTCGCCGCCATATGAGGCCGCGGCACTAGGGAAGAGGTGGCAGGTTGCGAGCTACTAGCCACCTAGTACACTGCCGGGTATGAGCCGCACCACCAGCTACACCCTGGGCCCCGACCTCGACACCTTCGTTCAGGAGCAGGTTGACAGCGGCGCATTCAAGTCGGCCAGCGAGGTTGTGCGCGCTGCTCTACGCGCCATGGCAGACGAGCAGCAGAAGGCCGCAGCGCTGCGCGCCGCGATCGACGAGGGCCTAGCCAGCCCGCTAGCAGAGCCAGGCACCTGGGCCAGGGTCCGGGCAGCTGCGCAGGCGAAGCGGTGAACGTCCGTTACACGCGTCGCGCAGAGGACGATCTCGTTGAGATCGGCGTCTACACGCTGATCGAGTGGGGGCCCGAGCAGCGCGACAAGTACCTCGATCTGCTCGAGGCAGCGTGTGAGCGCATCATTCCGCGCAACCTCAAGCACGCGCGTGACGTCCCTGGGTACGAGGGACTGCTGCGCTGGCGCTGCGAGCGACATGTGATCGTTTTCCGCCGCGTGTCAGACGGCATTGAAATTGTGCGTGTGCTCCACGAGCGCATGCTGCCGTCCAAGCATCTATGAGGAGACAGGCGCTCTATATGGTGGGAATGGACACTGAGAAGCCTTCAGTCTACGTCGTCGCGGCAATCGACTACGACGCGCGATGGACCATCGCCGTGTACACGACGTTAGCCGCGGCCGAGCAGCACCAGGCCGAGGCTGAACGGCTCGTGAGCGAGCTGGCCGAGCTCCGAGGTCGTGGCATTGACACGGTCGAAAGCCTGGAACTCCTACCCAGGGTCAAGAGCGTCCTGAATAGACCATGGGACCCGGGCACGCCGTCCATCGAGATCGATGAGATGGAGTTGCGCGATGCGGTGCCGTGGTCGGAGCAACCAGCCGGCGAGTGAGACCCGCATCTCTCCCCTCCTCCACTCTCCTCTGCCGATTAAGTGTCTCTAGAGCCGTTCTGGTGGGGGTTGAAACACATTTCCGACGGAGGAGACGTGGCGCTGAGCAGGGGGAGACGAAAAAATATTGCTGGCGCGCGCCAGCTGTGAGATTTATTCGTCTTGCTTGCGCGGCCCCATTGAGGCGTTTCGAACCGCTACCCGCATCCGCGCAAATTTGCAGTCATCCGCAGTTCAGCTGCGGCCCCATTGAGACACGCTAAATTGACAAAGCCCGCTCAACTTTGAGCGGGCTTTTTGCGTTATGGGGTCACTGGGATCTCCCTCCGTACCACATCAGCGGAGGTGGTCTCGTCGGCCGGCGAGTGTCGACCCAGCGCCGCCCGATCAGATGCAGCGCTAGGTGGATGCGCCACTCGCCGCGGTGCTCCAGGGTCAGCGTGAGCGGCCTCTGCGCGTGCACCACCTCGACGCCCGCGAGCACCAGCCCGGCCCGATCAAGCGTCTCCGCGGTATAGCGCTCGATGTACGCGCGCTCCGTCGGCGTGGTCTCGCGTGACTCGCCGGGTCTGATCTCAGCCAACGGCTCCGGGCCGAGTTCGACGGGCCACAGCACCATCAGCTCGATGCCGCCGACGCGATCGGCCTCCTTTGCCTGACGTCGTGAGAGCGTCAGGGGCTGCATAATCTGCGCCCGCACTGGTGCCCGCACAGCCGGCGGTGCGTCGTCATCCGCCGGCCAAAGCCTATCTGCGAGCGTACGAGCGGTCGCGAGATCTCCACCGCGCACCGCGTCCACCAGCTCCATCACGATGTGCTGGTGGCGCGCTGCGCTCTGCGCTGCTGACTCAGACTGCGTCGCCTGGCCGCACGCATGGCAGCGTCGCAGGCCTTCGCTACGCGGTCGACCACGTGGCTGACCGGTGATGCGCGCAGGTCGCAGTGCGGCGTAGACCGTGCTGCGTGGGTGGCCCTCATCGATGCGAGCGCGTATCCACGCAGCGCGGTCTGCGCGCGACATGTGAGCGACCCCGTCGCGTTTGGCGAGGTCGCGGAGTGATGTCGGTGGTGAGGTCATGCGCGCTCACGCAGATCGACGGGACGGCACTCCGCGCGGTACATCCCGCGCGGATAGAGCCATCTCTCGGGCTCATCGGCTGGAATCGTGAGGTCCACGCTCTGAACTGCCAGGCCATCTGGCCCAGTGCACCGCAGAGCGGCCACGTTACGGATGAGATCGTCAGGCATCCAGACGATATCCACTATCGCCAGGCCGTACTTAGCGAGGTCGGCCTCGACACGCGCGCGATGCGAGCGTGCCCACGACGCTGGAGCCTCCACACAGTATGTGAGAGTGCCGCGGAAATCAGGCATGATCGTAAACCTCTCTCAGCTGAACGCTAGCGACATGCTATCGGCAGCTGTGTGAGGGCGACCTAACAGGTAGACACTGTTAGGTCGCGTGCGCCTACCACCAGCGCGGGTCCTCGCCGCCTGAGATCCTCTCTGCATCCTCCCACGTGAATGGCTTGTATCCTGGCAAAGTGCGTTCGTGGCGCACTTTGCATCCCTGGATCACGCACCGATCGGCGCGATTTTGCAGTGCCTCCCGTGCACGCTGCAGTTCCGTCGACGACATGTCAGACGCTGCGACACGAGGTCCTGGATACCGCCCACGTCTCGGGCCGAGGGCCTCCGCCACGCTGACAATGCCACGTTCGTCAACCTTGCCCACGAACTGCCAGTCTCGTGGGCCTTCCTCAACGATTCTATCGCTGTAGCAGCGATAGAGCTCTTTCAGAGCCGGATCTACAAACCCCGCGTAGCAGGGCTGCCAGTCTGGCAAACGCGATAACCGCGCCAAGGTATGACTGTAGTCAGGCACATGCCCCTCCATTTATGCGAGCCTGAATGCTCGGCTGAGGCATCTCCGCAGAGATGCCAGCGCCCAGCTGTCAGGTCTCGTGGTCGTCGCCCCAGTAGTCGTCGTCCCACGCGTCGTGATACGCGTTGTCCCAGTTTTCCGCGCCCTCCCATGAGAGAGCGCAGTGAACCGAGATGTGCTTATTGGTGTCGTCGGCTGTTAGGCCTTCTGCGGCCAATGCCACGGTCAGCGCCGACTCGGCGCTGTCGGCGATCAGCTGATAGGAGTGAACATCGAGCGCCGTGACGTTGCCAGCGCCGATGTTCAGTTCAAAACGCGACCTCACGGTCACGTCCCAGAGCCGAGGCTCTTGCGAGCCTTTGAGGCTGCCGCGCGCCTCAAAGACACGCGCGGCAAACTTCTGTAGCCGCACTTCTCGCGACTCCGAGGAGTCGCTGAAGTCAGCCAGCTGACGCGAATACTCCGCGTCAGCTGCCGCGACCGCGCGCGCTAGCGGGCCGGGAACGTATGCAATCGGCGCTGATGATGTGTAAGCCATCAGACCGCCTCTTCGCCGGACTCGGCATCACCCAGCACGGGGTGACACATGAGGTGCACGAGCGCGTTCGGCGTGCTCGTGCGCAGCGCGTCGTACCAGGCTTCGATGACGCGCTCTGCGTCGACGCGATCGTCGAAGCGGTCGCCGACCTCCGGCGCACCGCCGTCGGGATCAATCCACAGCACGCAGTACGTGCCGTCTGCAGAAGCGCGACCTTTCGCCTCTTCGGTGAGGCGCGCCTCCATGGCCTCGGCGTCTTCGCCAGCCAGGGCTTCATCTTGCCCGCTGGCGTACTCCTCGCCAGCGGCGACTGCCACGTCGCGGTCGAGGAATACGTGTGTACCGTCGATGTCCCCATAGGAGCCATCGTCGGCCCAGTACACGCGGTAGATGGTGAGCCCATCGACGTCGGCACTCTCGATGTAGACGTTGACGTCGCCGGGCTCGACGCCCTGCGCACCGTAGCAGCAGGATACGAAGCTCGCGATCGCCTTCTTATTCCGCCGATCCCAGTCGGCGCGATCGGCGAGCTCGTCAAGCTCCTCGGGCTCGACGTACTCGGCGTCGTGCTCCAGGTCGGCGTCTGCGCGGTCAAATCCCACCGCGTGTTGATGCAGGTTGGCGAGCGTCTGCGCTCGCTCGCGTGCCGCGTCCTCGTCGCCGTGAAGGCGGTGGAGGTGAGGGGCGCGCTCTAGGTAGTGACCATCCGCGTCAAAGAACGCCCAGTCGCACGGCGCGTCGTCGTCATCGCCGGATGAATCCTCCGGCTCCTCATCCGTGAGATCCGCGGGATCCGCGGGCGTGGTAACGCCGCTATCCCACGCGACCATCACAGTAGCATCGTCAACAAGCTCCGTGACACGACCCCACTCGGAGTCGTGTCCAGCCTCGACGAACACACGGTCGCCGACAACGAAACGATGCGTCACCATGCCAGCGACGCGACGACGGGCGACATCAGCATCGAGCGCGTCAACCTGCGCGCTCTCGACCGCGTCAAGCGCGAAGTCATCGCAGTTCTCATCGAGAGCACGGGCCGCAATCGCGGCGCCTAGGATGTCACCGGCCGATCCGGCGGCGGTGCGAAAGGACTCGATGGCGGCGTCGGAAATGGTAGCGTACTTGGACATGGGAGATTCCTTCCTGTGTCGGGGTCAGGGTGTTGGTAGCGCCGCTGGCCCGTTTTCTTGTCGGCGGCTTCAGCGCCGCGTCGATGAGAAGACTATGCATCAGGCCTTCGCGTTTGTCTACAGATTTTCAGAAAAATCTGTAGACAAACGCAAGTCATGCCGATTTCATTAAAGATTTAGCCACGCGACGAGCGCGCGCTCGGGCATGCGAGCCGTAGACACGGGACAACCCTCCGCGTGTCCACTCAGTGGCCAATCAGGCCGCTAACGCTTCAGAATCACTGGCGTTTCTTACGTCTGTTAATCGAATGGTCCTAGGTTCGAGTCCTAGTTCCGGAGCTAAATGATTTCGTGTGGTTAGGTCGGGGAACGTCCCTGGTTTCGGTGGACACTTCAGTGGACACTTTCCCCTGCCTCAGTATCTGCTCCAGCGCCGCGCGGATGTTGTCGCGCCGCGCATGTGGATAGGCTGCGAGAATGGTGTCCAGTGGATCCGGCGCTGTCTCGGATTGTGCCCTGGATGGCTGCACACCAGCGGCCAGCTGGGCCTTGGCATCCGTCGTCACGCTGGCGTAGCGATCCTGCGTCACCTTGACGTCGCTGTGGCCGATGAACTCGCTGACGTCGCGGATATCCCAGCGCACGCCCCATGTCCCTGAGAGCAGATGCGTCGCGGCCGTGTCACGAAAATCGTGGAAGCGGCGACGGTTTTCAATGCCGAGCTTCGTGACCCATCCGGGCTTGATTCTGCGCTCGCGGGTCACTGGGTCGCGGTAGGGGGTGTCCGTCCATCCAAAATCATAGCCACACGCGAACATGCGATCGCGCAGCTCGTAACGACGATCGGCGCGCGCGCGCGCTTCCGATCGAAGTACCTCGATATGATGGAGATTGGTCGCAAACCCGTCTGCCTGAGCGCGTGCGAGTAAATCGCGATTCGTCAGGTCGGGGTGACGCGTCACATATTTGGCCAACTCCCCGAGCGCGCGTTTTGGCGCCGCATCGGACGCCGCGAATATGAGTCCTGTGCCAGGCTCCCCTTTGTGTTGCCACCAGCGGTGCAGCAGACGCGCAGCCATCGGAATCAGCGCCTGGATGCGGTCCTGTCCATTTTTTGTCTCGTCGTGCCAGCTCGTCTCTACGAGCCACACCTGCCCGGTCCAGTCGGGCGCCTGTGTCCACTCGACACGATTCCAGCTGTGACGCGGGCCGGCAGGTGCAATGCGCTCCCAGCGCTGGCTGACGATCTCACCCTTGCGTAGGCCCTGCATGACCGTGACCGAGAGCGCGACGCGATAGAAAAACGGCACGTGCTCGCACTCGACCAACTGCTCGAGGTCATGCCGTGGAATGCCTGTGCGATCGGCGCATGCCTCACAGTAAAAGATCCGATCGCAGTCGCTTTGCGGCAAAAAGTCTAACCGTGTGCGGCTGCGCTTCTCCGCCTTGGTGCGAAGGCGACCGGTGAGTTTGTGGCGCTTGTTTGGGAGCTCGACGCCCTCAGCGGGATTACTGTCAATCAGACGTGGCGAGCGCTGTTTGGCTGCGTTTAACGCCGTGCGAACGATCGACAACGCCTGCTTTGCGTAACTGCGGGCTATGGGCGCGTTGAGCGTCACCAGCGTTCGTTCACCGCGATGCAGCTCGGAGCGCGTAGCGGGTATAGTGGGCAACACATTCGACCACGCGGTCACGTCGTCTGGCGTGATGTCCTCGATCGGGAAGTCGAGGAACGGACACGAGCGTGCGATTAGCGCGTCCCATGTGCTGCGATAGCTATGCGAGTAGTCATGATCCTTGAGCCAGACCTCACCCCACTGACGCAGGGTGATCCCAGCGTTCACGTCATTCGACTGCGCGATCGCTTCGCGCGTGAGCTTCGCCTCCTCTTCGGAGTCGAAGAACTTCGACACGTCGCGCCCGTTGCTACGGATGCGCAGTCGCCACTTTTGTTTTTGAGGGTCCCAGGATACCGACCCTGCGCCGTGACGGCGTCTATTAGAGCCGGTCATTGGGCGCGCTTATTTACCGCGAGCGAGTAGGGTGCGGGCATGAGCAAAGTGTCGCTCTTGAGGTTGCTCTGTTTGGGCAAGAGATTCTTCGCGCAGCTTTCGCCGGCGAGTCGCCCGTCGCTTGCCGTTCTTCACGATCTTCTCGCTGCGCTGAGCGAGCAGTTGCTTCAGCATGCCCTGGATATCCGCGAGCACGCGCAGGACTTCGGGGTCCGTGGTTGGGCCGCTCATAAGTGAAGCTCCAATGAACGAGACGACTTGCCGAGATTGCAGTCCTGGCATGCGGTTGTTAGGTTCGACGGCTCGTTTGTCCCGCCGTCCTTTCGAGAACGAACGTGATCCACGTGTAGAGTCGCGCCTGGAGCTGCTCGCCCGCAGTACCTGCATCGAAAGTTGTCGCGCTTCAGAATATCGAAACGCAATCGCTTAGACAGCGCCGGTGCGGCTTTCAGCCTAGCGTCGGGCTCCGGTTCTTCACGCAGCGCCTTTGCCTGAGACGAAACGATTTCGCGCATTCGGCTCGCAACGATAAAAGCTGTCTCCTTTGAATCCGGATGACCGTCGTCATAGATTCCAGTCGACATAACAAATCGCCGTTTGGCGCCTTCAACATCGAGATACCAGAACTCCGCCTGCCATTTAGGAGATCGGGCTCTACGGAATAAGCGAGCTTCGGACGGCGGCTCCTTGCATTGCATCCCAGCAACTATCAGACGCGGAGTTCTGGCGTGAGCGTTGCCGTTTGCATAGTCATGCAGCGCAGCCTCGCTGACGCGCCAACCTACCCCCGGTATTTTTCGCCCGCCTAGCTGACGCATCACCGCGTATGCAGCAGTGCGGCCACAAGCCATCGCTCGCATCACGACATCTGGACCAACTAGGCGGGGTGTGCTGACGCTCATTGGCTAACTCGCATCCGGATGCACGAAGTTGAGCGCAGTCGCCGCGCACCGTGTCCGCTCACGACTTCTCCTCCGGTTCGGCTAGACCTAGAACCTCGGCCTCGCCTGCTGCGCGATAGGCGTCGGCCAGGGCTTCCTGTGCCTCCGACAGATGCTGCGCCATCTTGACGAGCGAGCGACGAAGGTTCTGTATCCTGTCTATGATATCGCCTGCGGGATCCTCGCACACCACCGCGAGAGCAAGCGCACTGAGCTCAGCTAGAGCGATGCGATACTGATCCTCGCCATGTGTCACACGGTTGATGGCTATTGATATTTTCGATCTCATGGCCACTCGCCCTTCACCGCGAGTTCGAAGGCGCGCTTTGACATCCGCTCGCCCTGATAGGTTTTCGCGACCTCTTTCCAGGCCGCTGCGCTGAGCACGGTGGTGACGCGCACGGTGTAGCTGCCGTCTGCGTTGCGGATTCGCTGCACCATGCGCCCACGCTTGCTGTGCTCGTCAAGGATAGTCGCGGCTAGAGAAACTCTGCCGCGCTCGGGGGTTAGGCTCTTCACGGCTTCGCCTCTGAAGCTTCGAGCATGTCGCGCACCAGATAGGCGGTCTGGAGCAGCGTACTTGCGCAGCGCTGCTCCAGATTCATCGTGTGAGCGCTGAGCGCGCCTGTAGCGCGGTAGAACTCGTGCGCGGCACTGAGCAGCGCCTCCAGCGCCTTCTTTGCTTCGGGACTCATCGCCCACGCCTCGCAGCTGCACGACGCTGCTTCCGGTTGAGTTTGGATGCGTTTGGTGCGCCCGGAAGCGCTTGGCCGCGACGGCGAATCTCATTCGCAACCGTATTAATCGCACTCTGCAGTTCGATATTGAAGAAGTAGTTCATGCGACAGTGCTCCATTCGCCGTGACGCACGGCTGACTTCGGCACAAGAGCCTCTTGTCCAGGCTCAAGCCATCGATTGCGACCAGCTAGCCGCGTTCGCGTGATGGCGCGAATACGAAACATGCATGGCGTCATCCCAACCGTAATAACCTTGGTGGAAGACGATCCGTGCCAGCCTGAAATCACGAGATATGAGTAGACGGGCGTCATGGCTCCGCAAGCTCCCAGCGCTCATGAGCCCAGTAGCCGCCATCTGCCAACAGTCCGTCAGCACTTCCTAGATCACTCCACGGCGTGAACCGGCCGACGCAGTCATCGCAGAGCACACCATCGATGTGACGCATGCGCGTGCCGATCAGGTCCTTCACCTCAGAGCGCACGCACCGGATCGTGCGCCCAGCAGCAAGCTGCTCGTTCGCCCACGCCAAGCCGTGTCCGTCAGTGGGCATCCCGGGCTCTGACTGTTTGACGGGCTCAGGCTTCGTGCGTGAAATAACGGTAAATCTGCAATTGGCATAACACGCCAAAAACAGCTCGCGCTGAGTGAGCCTACGGGGCGACACGCCGGTGTTGTGCGGAAGCTCTCGCCACTCCCGGTCATATCGATCCAGCCCCCACAGTACACCGCTGCGAAGCTCGAAGCTGTCGCCTAACCGGTGCGAGATGCCAGCGCGCTCATTCACAGCGTCTACGCACACGCGAGCACCCCGCTGAATCCATTGCCAAGCGCGACCAGGCCCATGCACACAGCTGCACTCGTGGTGACCGCAGCTGAAGCATACAGCGAAGTCATCGCCCAGCGCAGCGCGCCGGCGACCCTCGTCGACGAGTCGTATGCCCACAGGCGCGAGTTCCAAGCGCTTCGCGCTGATGGCTCTGCGGCTCGCGAGCCGTGCCATATTCCAACCGTCTCTTACTGATTTATTCATCGCTCAATCTCCATATGCATAGGAAAACACGGAACGACACAAATCCAAACGTGCAGCACGTTGGCGCGAAGCTCCCAATACGCGCCGACCCACAAGTCCGCGGCCTTGAACTCGATGCGCGCTTTCACAGGCAACTCCCGTGTGAAGCGGCAACCACGCGGCCGCATTTTCCGCAGATGGTCTCTCTGCAGACGTCGCATTCGTAGCAATCGTTAGATCGCATGACCTGCCAATCCTCAGACCCGATGCATGAGCAGTCGGGCCGAGAAATGTCGACGCCGTGTTGGCATTGCGCGTCTTCTTCCGCGCTCATACCGCTAACTCCAGTTGGCGGTATGAGCGCATATGTCATGAGAGCGTCCGCGCGAAGCGGCGTCTCATGCGTCGGATCGTCGTCCGTATAGCACGTCGCAATAAGCTGAATGCCGTTATGGTAGATATGAGTGATGGTGCCGTGAGACGTATTCGTGACACCGTCACCGTCGACCCAAGTCCAGTGAACCCGCGTTCCCGCTGGGTCTGACTCTCGCAGCGGTCGCTCGATCATATCAATGCTCATCGGTTGGTCTCCGCTTTCCGCTGAAGCTCAATGAAGGCCACAATCAGCTTGTTGCAGATATTCTGCATGAGTTTTTCTGTTGATAACGCTGAGTGCATAGGAATGCATTCTTCCTGCGTCAAGAAGAAGCGATATCCCCACTTGCCTTCGTCGGTGATGACATCAACTATGTACACAATGTCGGCATCGACTTTGTCCAACATCGGACGCCTAACATGGACCTTCATCGCTCCAGCTCCATGTATTGCGCGTGCATCGCGCGGATAACGTCATCAGGCACCCGCGCTACTCCGGTGCGCTGCGCGTTGCGGTGCAGGCACAGGTCGAGGTCTAGCGAGTCGTCGAAGTACATCCAGCGCAGCGGAACCCCGCACGTGCTCGCCAATAGTTCCATATGGAGGCGCGCTGCGGCTGATAGGTTTGTGTTGTCGACTAACAGAGAGTTTCCCGTTTCAATCGCTCGTTTGGCGAGAAAGGTAGTTATATCCACCAGTAGCGTCGCCGCCATCTCACTACGAACCAGGCCTAACATCTCGCCTAGCTCATCGTTGTTGAGCCGCAGGTAGCTGGGGTTCGCCGCAATGAGCTCCCGCGCAAACGTGGTCTTGCCGCTGCCGGGGATGCCGCACAGCGCTAGTATTTCTTGGGTCATAACGTCTTAGCTCCCTTCCTCAAATTGCAAACCTCGTGCGTGGTCCGAAGATTACGGACCTCATCACCGCCGCCGCGGATCCACGGCCAACGGTGATCCACGTGCAGATCGCTCCACTGCACGTGGCCACCGCACAAGTAGCAGCGCGCGCCGTCGCGCAAGTACACTAGCTTGCGCGTGCTATCAGACAGCGGCTTGCGCCGCACGAGCCCCAAGCGCCGCGGAATGCTGCGTAGGAGGTCTCGTGCGGCGATGCGTGTGATGGCATATGGAGACAGCGAGTTCATTCGCACTGCTCCGCGATGCGGCGTATAGCGTCGGCCTGTTCCGATAGACACTTCCGGTGCCGCTGTCGACCTGTCACATCCGGGCATCTGTATGTGTCAGCGCTTTCGTCGATGATAGCAAAGCTGGGGTTTGTGCACGACTCGGCATCTGAGTCGCCGGGGTTTACCGCGACATGCGCGTAGAATGGGCACCCGCCGCATTCGATATCGGTTGGCGCGTCGAACACTAATAGCAATTTGCTCACGGGTGGAACCCCTCTTCTTTCGTCTTCAAGTAGACCAACATGCCAGGCAGGTGCAGTTCGAGCGCCCCCCGAGTGTTCTCGGCTTTTGCGATGCGCATGCGCAGCAGCTCCATATCAGTGCTATCGATCTCGGCCTGTACGGCGAGCAGTGCGATTTGCGCGATGTCGGACTGCAGGGCAGTCACGCGTTTGCGGGCCTGTTCAATGGAGTCCTTTTCGTCGTTCACAGCGCATCCTCCACGCGCGCGAGTGTGCGGTCGCAGTCCTCATTGTATTCGCGGCCGTCCTCTAAGATGGCCGCAACCGAGCTCAGTACGACAGACGCGCGCTGCAGCGTATCGGCGCTGCGCTCAGCCTGCACGCACACGGGCAAGCGCTTGCCATCTCCACCCAATAGCTCGCCCTGGCCTACGCCAGAGGTGCACCATTCTTTCGCCTGGTCATACAGCAAATGGGGGCAGTGGTTGCAGTCGGTGCCTATAGCATCCCCCAAATCAATTTCTACCAACAGCTTCCGTTTGGTCACTGATTGGACTCCATAACCATTGAGTAAAACTCCACCACCTTACAAAAAGCGCGAACGTCCAGGCCACCACCTCTGGCGTGGTGTGCAAACGTCTCCGACAGAAGCATTGATACGACGCCACCTGCGTCACTCTCCGTTCCAGCCCCGTCTTCCCGAAATGCATTTAGCTTTGTGCAGAACTCAGAAAGTTCACCGTTCAGCAGCTCGCCGGAAACCGTCCCGCGTACGCGATCAATCCCAAGAAAAATACGACTCGCATGGTTTCTATAGCAATCGATCCTGTTGTCGAAAGCGTCTGACTCAACCACTGCGCTGGATTCGTTTTTGTTTGTCACAAGCACAACTCCTTGTTGGTAGCTGTCGTAAATAAATGAGCGGTATTGTTTGCCGCCGCTCTCGGACCCTTGCCGTGCCCAGCCACGCCCTGTCTGGCCCCACCGAGCCACGTCAAAATCGAATCTATTGTCCCATCTCAGCGTCTACGCGCTGGCTCGGACGGAGTCACATACTCATATCTCATATATCCAAGAGCACGCCGCTCCATTTCCGCGGCTTGCTCGGGGGTGGGTTGCTTTCGCGGTTGCTCCACGCCACACAGGGTGAGTAGCCAGATGATGAGGTTCACTTCCACCCTGCTTCTGAGGCTTTTATTAGCTCAGCGAGTTGCATCGACTCGTGCAGCGCCTTTGCGTGGTTGTACAGCGTCACACGGTCACCGGCCTTAAATACGGCCATGAGGTCATCGAGTGCAGAGATTACGGCTTCTACGCACTCCGTCGCGAGTGCGTCGTTCACGGCTGCGACTCCGCTTCGGTGATCGAGTCGAAAACCGCATCACCCTCAGTCATGATGCGGACGGCCACGCACGCGACCTGCTTAGCCTCCTCTCTGATTTCCGCATGCGGTTTGTTCTGCAGATATGCCTGCGCGAGTTCGCCCACCTCCTCCATCAACGCTGTGAGCAGGAAGCGGTTGCCTGGAAACTTGGCGCGTGCGCGCTGGATTTCCGCGTACACATTGCCCAGCGCGAAGTGCGTGTCGATATCCGTGCACTCGCGCATCTTGGCGTCAAGGATTTCGCCGAGCAGGTGATCGCTGCTCATGACAGCTCCGTATGGCCGTTGCTGACGCCTGTAGCCTCGGGCTTCGGCTTGCGACCTGGTTTACGCCCAGGTTTGGCCTTGGGCTTCTCTGGGGCCTGCGCGCGCCGCGCACGCAGCACACTGAGACGCGCCTCAGTCTCCTGCTCGCGATGGGCCAGCTCGGTCTCAACGCGTGCCGTGTGTTCGTTGAGCTCGTCGTCTTCTGCGAGTTGCACGAGTCGCCCTAACAGCGCGTCGCGCTGCTCGCGGCTGCCGAGAAGCTTCTCGGCGTACTCGTTCAGCTGGTCAACGGATTCATCGCTCATTGCGTCACCTCAATAATCCGGTCTGGTGTCAGCCAGGCCTCGACATCGCGGCCGAGTAGGTTGCGCCGTCTGCCGAGCACGATGCCGTAGTCACCGTTCATTCCGCGCATGATGACGGTCGCGGTCTTTCCGGCGAAGCGATCGCTGGTGCCGTGCTTGGGGTTTCTGATCTTTACGTGTTGCGGTGTTGACATATCAGTTGAATCCGATTCTCCGAGCGCTGGGACGCGCCGGGGTTGAGGTTGCTGGTTTTGCGTAGAGAAGAGTCCGCAGCCCTAGCTGCAGCGCTGCGCGTGAGATGGCCGCATGTATCGCGCGATCCTGCAGCACACCGAGGTAGTAACGGTGGACGGTTAGGACGCCGCACCCTGCGATCGCGGCTATGCGCTGGCGGTCAAGCGCGCTCGGCATCGGTGGTCTCCTGCTTGGGTGCGGGGAGTAGGATACGAGCGCGTTGTGAGTCGTACCGGACCCCTTTCAAAACCTGATCTGCGACGCCCCCGTCAAATGCGCATAGCTCTCGACATAGGCGGGTACCGCGCTCTTCGAGTTCATTTGCGACGCCAGCGGACTCACTCACGCCTAAGACTTCGACGTGTGCCTCAAGGTCGCCGTAGTTGTTGATGTATGCGCGTGACGCGAGGACAACGAACATCTCAGACGGTGTGGATGGCGCGGTCGAAGTGGTTGTCAGCTCCTCAATACGTTGACTGAGCGTCTCGCGCTCAGACTCTAGCTCGGCAATCCTCTTGTTGAACGTGCCACGCTCAGCGCGTAGCCGCCGGATCTCCTCCGAAGCAGCGAGCATCGTGTCGGAGCCCTCTCTAAGCTTGGCGCGCTCAACTAGCCGAGCGATTGCCTGGGATAGATTGTCTCCGGTTTGCGCCCGCGCCTCTTTGAGCCACTGGTTTTCGAGCTCCACAAACCGTCGGTACACCTCCGCAAGCGCGCGTAAATGTACGTTATCAGGATCATGATCTGCGCGCTGTAGCGCAGCGTCTAGCTGTTCTTGGGTATACGCATTGTCCATCATCGTCGTCCGTTGCCGGCGTCTTTCTTGCCTCCGAAGAGGAGGGCGTCAACGACGTGCCCAATGACTACGCCGACTAGTAACCAAATCAGCAGCATATCAGCCATCCTTTGTTTTTGGGGTCCATGTGTAGACCTCCAAATACCCAAGTTGCCGTTTGTTGAGTTCTGCCAACGCGGCCTGCGATGGCTGCTTTGGCGGCTTTTTGTGCTCGTTCTCCACGGCTTTAGCCGTGGCTATGAGCGCCGCTATCACTGTCAGCATGTGTTAGTCCTGTTTGCACGCGGCTTGTGGGGCCGCGGTCCTGTGGGGTTTGCCAGCTATCGCTCCGAGCGCAGTGATGCCGATGAGTAGTACGAGGATGAGCTTCGCGGTGAACATCGCCGCGTCTATCACCGCGTCCATCGCCCCCTTCGTGGGCATCGAGTATTCGCGGTGCTCATCGCGCTGCTGGTGCGACGGTATATATGCAGTTCGTTCCGGACTTACGCGACGACTGCTAATGACGCGCGCCAGCAACGGAGCGTGACGCGTTTCCGTGAATTCAGCGTCAATGATGCCTGGGTCATGTCTTACAATCTTTTTCATCGCGTCGCCTCCGCCCAGAGCGCGGTGCATTCCTTCAGCTGATGCGCCTGCGCTCCGTTCACTGCGGTGACGTATAGGTTCCACAGCGTGAGCACCATCCCGAACAGCCACAGAAACTTGAACATACGCTTCTCGACGCGCAGGCTCTTTTCGAGCTCTGCTATGTGGTTTCTTAGAAATTGTTCGTAGTCGTCTCCCATGTCTCAACTCCTATCCGAATCACCGTCAGCATGTGTTAGCCCCGCTTATGCTTTTCGCGCGCTGCCATGTATTCATCCCGCGCTTCTGCGCAGTTGTCCCAAGCCTCCATGAACTCGTCTTTGGTTTCGGCGCAAACGTCAACCCGGTTGAACTCGACGAAAGCGTCTGCAAACTTGTCCGCTGACTTCAGTAACTTATCAAACAGTCCCATGTCTCAACTCCTATCCGAGACGCACGAATCCGAGCGCTCGAAGCGCAGCACCGCGGCGCAGTCAGCATGGGGGTCGCTTCCCCGCGCTACTCGTTCGGTGCTGCGCTTCCAGCGTTAGGAAGCGTACCTGTTAGATTGTCGGCCGCTGCGCGTGGTTTTGCGAGGGGCACCCTTTCTTGTTTTGCCACGCGCAGCAGCCCGGCCCCGCGTTGGTGCGGGGGTACGTTTTATTCGAGCGCGTCCGCCGCGTCGTCCTGCGGCGAGCTCTCACCATCGAGAGCCTGCTCGGCGGCTGCAGCCTCCAGCTGCTGGAATGCCGCCTCTGCGGCCTGCAGCGTGGCCTGGACCTGGCCCTTCAGGTGCGCGGTCAGGCCTGGCTTCTGAATCTCCGTCTCATAATGAGAGATGTAATTGCCGAGCTGATCTAGGGCGAGCTCGGAGAGTGGCCTTCCCGCGACGGCCTTGTCTGGATAGCCCTTGGCCGCAAGGGGTTGAGCGCGTCGTGTTGCCGGCGCCTGAGTCGACGTCTGCGACTGTGCAGGAGCCGCGGCGGATTGCTGCTGTGGCTCTGTCGCGGGCGCTGCATCTGCTGCTGACACTGGTGTGGACTGGACCGCTGCAGCGAGCTCGTCTACGCGCTGATCGCCGCTCTCTAGCTGCGCGGGTGTGTCCACGATGGATGCGTCATCGTCATCCACCCGCAAACCCTGCGCGGCCAGGGCATTGGCAACGACAGGATCGACAGTGGACGCGGTAAACTGTGCGCGCCCATCCTCGGCAGCAAGGTCCACCGCAATCGCGCGTGACAGTTCAACGCTCTTCGTCATCCAGGTCCACAGTGCCCGGACGGCGGTCTTTCGGAACATGGCCTCCTCGTCCGTATCCCATGGGGTCTGAAAGTCCTTTTCGCGAGCCTGCTGCACGTTCGAACTCCGGTCTCTGCGCGCAAACACCTGTCCGCGCGTAAGGCATTCAAACTGCGGATTGTCCGGATAGTCGCGGTGCACGGCCACCGCATAGACGTGCGTGATCGGATGCTGCTCGTAGTCATCAGCGTCGGACGGCTCGTGAATAAGGTCCTTTCGCAGACCCAATGTCCTCTTGAATAGGTCGCCCTCGCGCACGACGTGCGCGTAGACGCGGGCTCCGGCTCGGCTGCCGAGCTCAATAAAACCCTGATAGCCAATCTGCATCGTGCACTCGAGTACGCGCTTCTTTCCATTCCACCGAGGAATGAGATACGCGTGTCCCAGTGGAGTGTTAGCCTCAAGCCCGAGCTGCGACAGTTGCATGACGCAGCCGAGGAAACTCACAGGCGTGCACTGCTGCAGCTTTTCGTTGCTGTTTAGCGCCGTGACGAACAACCGCGTCATGCGGTCGGCCGTCACGTGCTTCGGCAGCGCCATGGCAATCTGGCTCTGCATTTTGAGCAGCATGTCTGACAGCTTCGGCTGTGACGCCGAGGTCTGTCGCTTCTGGATCTGTCCCGTGGCATCCGTACGAGGTGCCATATCTAGTGCCTCCTAAATCAAATAGTAAGGTGTCAGCGTTTCTTGGTTTTGGACTTCGGCGCCGCTTTCCGGCGGAAGTCCGTGTAAGTAGTGTCGGCCACGGTGTAGCCAGCGCGTGTTAGGGTGCGCTGCGTATAGCTGACGCCCGATGGCAGCACGCCTACCTCTGCATCGGCCATCGCGGACCGAAACTGCGCCTTGATTTCTTGGACTCTCTTTTCCGAGGCCTTCACCTCGGCCTTCAGCTTTTCGCACTCGTCATCGAGCGCGAGAAAGCTCGCGTCGAGTTCGACAGCGCCCTGTCTAGAGTCCGCATACAGATGATCCAACGCCTGAAAGCTTGACTCGCTGCCGTCTGCTGGCGGCGGCGCGAGTGTCTGCACACGCCCCCAGAACTCCTCACCTGCGTGGATGATTCGTCGCATCAGAGTCTCGTCGCGCTCGATCAGATCCCACACAAACTTCTGTCCACCGATCAGGCACGCGATGCGGCACATCGGGGCTCCAGTCACCAGCATCTGCTGGTGACACTGAACGACGTGGCGCATGGGCGCCCCCTCGGTCCACTCACCATCTAGATATAGAGTGGTGGTCTTGCACTCGAGCGGTAGGCCGTCAGCGGTCTCCGCGTCGAGCGTGGCCAGCGCCCATGGGTGCTCGACAGACTGCAGTAGCAGTCCATGCATCTGATGCCGGATTCCGGTGCGCCGGGAAAACTCAGCAGCGACGATAGGCTCTAACACATGGCCCCAGTGGGCCGCCTCTGACTCTTCATCAGCGTCGATCGGAACTGCGCCGACCTTGCGCGCGTACACGTGCAGTGCGCTCTCCCAGCGATTTTCTCCGAGGATTGCGGGCATTTCGGATGCGCCGATTCCGGACTGACGTAGACCTAGCCACTCGTCGCGGTCGGTGCTGCTGCCCAGGACCCTGTATGGTACGACGGGCTCAGCTGATAGAGCTGCAGCTGTCACGGCTGCCCCCCTTTGCTCGGATGCGTGACATCGGAGCGCGCATATGTCTGACTGGTAGATGCGAGGCTATCGAACGGGCAAGGCTCCCACGGGCCCATCCCGGTGTGCTTGTACTCGTCGTTGAGCGCCTCTAGCGCCCACAACATTGTCTCGTCAACAATCTCCCAATGCCACAGGGCGCCGAAGTGAGGATCCGCCTCGGAGACAACGCCCCCGGCCTCGACGACCGCCTGTGCCGCCGCACCGGACAGTAATTCTCGCTCGCTCATGGCTGCACCTCGATGAGGGTGAGCAACGTCGTGAGCAGTGCCATCGCGCCAGCCTCGCCGCGATGAATGACAGACGCTGGGCCTGGAACTGCTCCAGAGGACTGCAGCCCCCGCAGCCAATCGCGAGCTTCAAGCGCGGCTTGAGTACCGCGTAGGCGCGGCGCGATGCCAGCATAGTGGAGATGCTCCGCGGATTCCTCCGCGTCTAGCAGACCCTCGCACAGCGCGCGGATCTGCTGTTGGTGAAGCGATGTCAGTCGGTCAAGGGCCTCCGCCCAGTCGACCATGCGGATCACGGGCTTGGTCACGGCACCACCTCAGCGGCCTTCGCGGCCTCGATCTCACGCTCCGCGCACGCGCGGATATCCGCAAGCGCAACCTCATTATCGATCGCGCTGAAGTCCGGCACGCGCTCCATCCACGGGCACGATGCGAGATGGATGAGAGCACCCGCGGCGCCCGGGCCGATCTTGGCCTCAAGCGCGTACCCAGCCTCACCGGCTAGATGGATGGCCCATCCCGCGCGGCAATGCGTGGTGCTGCATGCTGGCTCACTCGCCTCGTTATGCCAGCTGCCCATGTCGAGGCCTGCAGCCTCGGCGCCGATTGCCTCGAGCATCCGCTGGTGCAGACGCTCAACAACTGGGATGCCGTTGAGGTTCGCGCCGCTGAGGTACGCGCCGTTGAGGCTCGCGCCGCTGAGGTTCGCGCCGTCGAGGTCCGCGCCGTTGAGGTACGCGCCGATGAGGTACGCGTCTCTGAGGTTCGCGCCGTTGAGGTTCGCGCCGCTGAGGTTCGCGTCTCTGAGGTCCGCGCCGTCGAGGTCCGCGCCGTTGAGGTACGCGCCGATGAGGTACGCGCCGCTGAGGTTCGCGTCTCTGAGGTTCGCGCCGCTGAGGTTCGCGCCGTCGAGCGTATCCGCATCAACAGTCATCAGGACCAACCCGGTCCATCGGTGTTTGATCTCAATCATATCTCACGCTCCAATCAAAACAATTATCGGTAAAAGACACCGCGCAAAGCGCCAGGCCGGTAAACCTCCTGGCAAATCGCGCGTAGCGCCTGCACGCTCTGCGGCGGTGTCTGAGTCTCGTGGTCAGTCCTCGCTATCCTCGTCCTCATCGTGATCGCCGTAGTCGGCATCAAGCTCGTCATCGGGCTCGACCTCTGCGTCGAGCACAGGCGCCTTGACGATGGGGATCTCTACGGTCGCGTCGGGGTCAACGGTATGAGTGTCGGTATCGCTGTGCATAGTCATAGCGCTAGTCTCCTCTGTGTGAGTGAATCGAGCTGCGAGCGCTCGAGGTGACGATCCAGGAATCCACCGGACACGGTGTTTGCAGTCTCAACTCCGCAACCCGCGCCGGGTTGAGATATTGGCCCTTGGGTCGCCACCTCCAGAGCTCGCGCGCTGGAGCAAAATTCAGAACTGTACAGCCAACGCGATCTGCGGGTACTCCCGCCAGCCGCGGAAACGGAACACCTTCACGACGCGGACGCTGCCGTCAGGCTGCGTCTGCTCGTCAGATACACGCTCCGTGGTGCTGGCTACGGGGATAATCCCGCGCGCCTGCAGAAGCGCTACGACTGCGGTGACGAAGGTCGGCTCGCCCTGCACCATCGCGTAAGCGTGGCCATCTGGTAGGGACGCGACCAGCTCGCGCGCCGCTGCTAACACGTCGGAAGTCGTGGCCTCTGGGCCAATCTCCGGGTGGCTGACGTCTACGACATCGCCAACAACAGCCTCTTCGTGGTCGAGCGGGCCAACCCCGCGCGACTCGCACAGCTGCCTGTAATCCTCGTATGTCACACGCCATCTCCCGCGCCGCTTACAGCGACCGCATACGCTGCGCGCGCCTGCATCTCATTCTTGATGATGTACTTCTTCTCCCGGCCCTTGGCCGGGGTCACGTAGACCGCCCACGTGTTGGCGATCTCGTTTCGCATGAGGTGGACCGTCGCGCGGTCTCCTCTGTATATGTCTGCTGTGTAGATGCGCTGGTCCATCTCGCCTCGCTCTCCATCGCGCCGCGTTGATGGGTGGAGCATGGGACGTTTGAGACTGGACGTCAACGTCCATACGTCATTTTTTTTCGGCGACCGCCCTGGCGCCACGATTCGGCCACTTCCGACGGTCGTGTGCGTCAACCGGCGATGGGTGAGCACCGCGCGCTAACCGCTCGTCTGCGCGAAAAATATGGGCGGAGCGTCAGATCTCTCTGGATCGCAGCGGTCCGATCGTCGATCGTCCGCGCACTATAGGAGGGCATTGTGGCGCTAGGTAAATGTCGCGAGTGCGGTGTTGAGGTTAGTTCAGAAGCGAAGACGTGTCCGAAGTGTGGGATAAAAACACCGATCCGCACAACGCGATGGATCCGATTTTCTATCATCGGAATCCTCGGCGGGCTTTGGATGATTGGCGCAATAGTCTCGAAGGAGACAGCAAATCTCTCGACGGCGTCCGGATCTTCATCCGCATACGAATCGGCAGAATCTGCAAAGACACCGTTGGTCGTGCCCATACGCGCGCTACTCAATGCGTACAAGGCAAATGAGGTTAGCGCTGACGCACAATATAAAAAGCGCCTCGTTCAGACCACGGGCGTCGTCTCGAAAGTTGCGAAGGACATCCTCGACAAGATCTATGTGACACTCGGAACGGGGGCTCGTTTCGAGATCCCGGAAGTGCAGTGTTTCTTTTCGGATTCGGACGCGAGCGCAGTTGGCCAGCTGCGACCGGGGCAGCAGATTACGGTCCAAGGACGTGTGCACGGCAAGATGATGAACGTCATCGTGCGCGATTGCGCATTAGCACAATGAATTGCTGCGCTCACGGCGACGGCCGCGGATCGATATCGGACAAACGGTCGCGCCGAGCTCGCAGATCCGCGAGCCGACGCACAACCGCGAACTCGTGCACATCGTACCGCTGCGCGAGCTCGCGGATTGGCCGCGCTGTATTGATCGACCATGCAGGCATGAGCAGAGCGCGTCCCATTCGCTGCGCCGTCATGTGATCCACCTGCATATCTCGCTGATACAGCCACCAGCACGCAATGAGATGCGCGATGCGCTCCCGACACTGGCGAGCATCGAATCGAGAGTCGTACCGGATCGTATGCAGCGCAAGCATTGCTCCGCCCGGGACATGAGACGTTAACGGCACGAGATCGAGCCCATACGCCTCCGCCATGGCGAACACGTCCACGGGTAGGGTCGTGACGCTTAGCTCGTCTAACAGCTCACGAGCGAGCGCCTCCGGATCCGCTTCTATTTTAGAAGAATCGATACAGGCCAATGCACACCAACCAAGCGAGAGGATTAGCCTACGGCTATCCGTCACGCCTGTCTGCAATGACCTTGCAAGTTTGAACGCTTATCGAGGCAACGATGTGCGTTCGGCGTCGACATCAGACCGCATACTATTTCTTTGCGCGCTTCGCGGTTGAAGTAAATTCTGGCTTTTTTTTGCGATACTTAGGCGCAGGAACTGCAACTGTAGGCGGCGTTCTGACGTCAGCTAATATCTGGTCCAACACCTCGGACGTCACAGCACTGCCGTCTGCAATAAACGTCGCTCGCGCCCGTCGCCGGACCTCTTGCCGTTGTACCTCGGTGGCGCGTCGTGCTTCAGCCGAATGGAGCCATGCGGACCAAACGTCCTCATCGAGGGTCGAGCGCGTATGTGTCATTGGCGGTGGTAAAATAGCAGGTGAACCCGTAGCTCCGCCGCTCGCATCTGACCCAGACTGCGCCGCCGCCAATAGATGGAGCAGCGCCATCGTGCTCGGGATGCCGTTGAGCCGTGTGGCCATTTCTGCCACACACGCAATTTCACTCGGATCAGCTCGTTGAGCCTCGGGTGTTTGGGTGAATCCCAGCCAGTACGGGTTCTGCGCGATCATAGCTGCCGCGCTCGACCCTGCCTCCATCCTGGGCCCATCTGCCAGCCAGTCTTCGCTCACTCCAAATTTGAGCGCGAGCTTCTTTAGCAATTCTCGGCGTGCACCATGCTGGTCGCTCTCAAGCCTGACAATTGTTTTCAGGGTTACGTTAATATCCCTGGCGAGCGCCTCCTGCGTCATCTTTGACTTGGCGCGTAACATGCGCAGTCGCTTACCCAGCGTGTCGGCTTGATCGTCAGATTTGCTCATGGTGTCGCGGACATTTCTGCGATACCTAGCACGGATCAAGGGACGTTTTAGGGTAGACGTTTAGCCGTGCCGTTGACGTATGGACGTTATCGTCTCACAATGCCTGCGTGAAAAACGAAACGCCCACGCTCGGTGAGCGCGTTCGCGCGCGAAGGCTTGAGCTAGGAATCAGTCAAGAGGAGCTGGCCGTTCGCTCGCAGCTGCGAGCGAAGTCGATATTAAGGATCGAGGCGGGCGCGGACCCGCGTTCGTCCAACCTACGTCGGATCGCTGCCGTGCTGGGGGTGACATCTGACTGGTTGCTCGCCGGCACTGACCCTCGGCCTCGTATCCGCCGCGAGGCAGCAGCATGAATACCCCGATCAGGGTGATGCTCAGCCCCACCGAGCACATCGACATCGAGCCCTGCGCCGTGACCCGCGAGTTCGCGGTGCATCGACCAACGCTGCACATCACGCACGCGCATATCCCAGCGGTGGCGGAGCGCAGGGAGCGCATGATCGCGGTACTCCGCGAGCAAAGCCGATTCGTCGGATCCAGCCCCGCCTTCGCAGGCTGGACAGTGTCGCATCTACCGTCGGGTCTGTTGGTGCTGCACTGCGAGACGCGCACGGCTGCATGTGCAGCGTTAGCGGCACTAGCGCCGCTGACAGGCATTGCCCAGTGCTTTGGCGCTAAATGTTCGGCCGCGGAGGTCGTGCGTATACAGGCTGCGCTTGACCCGCTCGGGATGGTTGTCGCCGGCAGCTGGCAGCAGCTCCAACCAGCTGCCGCGGAGGTCCACCCATGAGAGAGCTCGAATATTATTCAGCGCACGAAATCGTGCAGCTGAGCACGCTCGCGAGCATTGCCGCGCATGTGATGCGGACGGACAAACCGATGCCGCTGACTGCTGAGGAATCCTCAGCCCTCTATAAACTGCTGATTCGCTTCTTCGCGCGCATCCGCGCGGAGACGACCAACCCTAACGAACTGCAGGCCCTCCTATCGGAGGGCACCGCGAAGGCCGCTGTCCGCATCGCAGACGCAGTGGAGGTGCCTCATGGAGCATGAGGACGAGCTCATGCAGGCACAGCTCAGCGGCGCCCATGGGCGCGATTCGTGGGCGCCTCCGCCTCCGCGCAGTCGCGTGGCGCAAGTCCTTTCCGACGCTGTGCTCGTCGTCACGACGGTCGCGTGTGTATTGGCACTCGATATCCTCGAGCGCGTGGAGGGCCGACCATGACCGAGCAGGCCGTCCACATCTGGATCCGCGGCTCCGAAGGTCTCCGGCGCGAGACCGTGCTCGCATTCGCGCGCATCGGGGATTGGTGCGTCCATCAGCCATTCGCCGGACCAGCTGGATACGAGGTTACCCATATCTGGTCAGGCACCTCTGTAGTCCACTGCTCGACGCTACACGCTGCCTACGCCGCGATGTATGCGCTGGAGCCGCTGCGCGACATCTCGCGCCCCGACCACGGCGGGAAATTCGACCCGAAGGCCGCGCAGCGTCAGCGCGAGGACCTGCAGCGCATCACTGACGCATTGGCAGCCATCGGCATGCAGGCCGGTGGCCAATGGCAGGTCGCCAAGGCGGTGGAGCCATGAGCAGGCTACATGCATCTACGCTGCGTGAGTGCGAGCGCGTCATTATCGCGCGTGCGTTGATCGCGCACGGTCATAACCGCACGCATACAGCGCACGCTCTCGGCATCTCGCGGCGGACTCTCCTCAACCGTATTCGCGACCTGCATTTAATTGCGCGCGCGGATGTCCATCGCGCGGCAGGTGAGACGCCGTTAGACGATTTCGATTTCGCGGCGCCAATCGAGCCCGCGCTGGAGGTATCGCGGTGAGCGCAAACCCTCCTAACGCTGTGTTCAATGCGTATGAGACAGCGGCGCTGCGAGCAGGCATATCTGCAGTCCGCTGGCTCACGAGCCGTGCCGCGTGCGAGCGTGCAAGCAAGCTAGCGCAGTCTGACGTGGACAGTGAGATTCGCGCCGGCAACCGTCCGACGTGTCCGCTGTGCGGGCTGACTGTCGAGTCCGGGAGCGTGCGCGTGAGCTTCAGGCCGATGCCCGGGCAACGCCGCGCCGAACTCCACATCCTGCATGCATGCGAGGCGAAGCCATGAGCCAATGCGTCGAATCCGCCATCACGCCCGGCGAAGTCCTGCACTGGCTCGGAGCGCTGATGCTCTTCACCAGCGCGATTATCTTCGTGGCGGCATGGATTATCGACCGTCGCAACGCTGGGTCTACCGCTCGCAGCTCACGGCTGCGCGGTAGTCCGAGCGCTGAGCGGTCTATCCCACCGGCTCGTGCTCGCGAGGGTGCGGCCCCGTACGTCTCCAATCCGGGGTCGCGCCGCTCGCCCTAACCCACTCGCACTAACACTTCAGAACCGCACTATCTTTATGAGGAAACGCATGGCTAATAGGACTGAGACTCGCACGCTCCCGGTGCAGTTGACCGAGGAGGAACTCATTGCCCGCGGCAAAGACATGGCCACGGCTGAGGTTCAAATCGAGCTCCTCGAGGAGGAGAAAAAGCCGATCGTTGAGGCGATCAACGATTGCAAAAAGAAGCGCAATGTCCTTGCGCATACCATCAAATTAGGCACCGAGGATCGCGCCGTCCGTTGCGAGTGGCAGCCGGACTATGAGGAGAGGATCTTGCGACTCGTGCGTGTCGATACGGGAGTCGAGATCGACATCCGCAAGATGAACGACGCTGACCTGCAGCGGTCGTTAGACGAGATCGACGACAACCATGAGGTCAGACTGGACTTCGACGGTCAGGGCAACATCAAGCCCCGTATTTCGAAGAAAAAGCCCGGCGAGCCCGTCATCGACACGACTGGGGACGCCGTCGACGACCGCCCAGAGGACTGGGACGACATCCCGTTCGGCGACTCACAGGTTGACCAAGGCCCGCCCAAGAAGCGCGGACGCGGCCGTCCGAAGGGCGCGAAGAACAAGCCCAAGGGCCCGCCGCTGTTAGGCCCGGGCGAGCACGTTGACCCGCTCGAGGGCGAGGACGCAGCTGAGGAATGAGCTCGGCGTTCGTTTGTAAGCGTTTGACAGCGCTTTGGACTGCGGATAGAGGCGCGAGTGGAAGCTGAGAATCTACATCCAGAATTGCAGGACCTCGCGGATGCGTTGCCGCCGGTGTTTGGGCTGGCGAAGCTCGCGGAGGTCACCGCAATCCCAGTGCGTACCTGGCGCTGGCGTATCAGCGCTGGACGCCTGAAGACATCTGGCCGCGACGGGCAGTTCGTCCTGATCAGCCGGCGAGCGGTGTTGGACTACTATGCTCGGTGCGGCCTGGGTGCGGAGTGATCGCATGGCGCCGCCGCGTGGTGCTCGGCGCCGGTCGTTAGACCCCGGAAATGAAAAAGCCGCCTGGCAGGGCGGCTCGGTCACGAACGAAACAATGAACAACAAACAGAAACTGGAGTCGAGATGACAGACGCCGAATATATAAGCCCAGCCGCGCCGAAAATCAAGCGGCCCACCTCCTACGCGGTAGACGAAGTCGCAGCGCTGCTTCGTGCAGATGTCGACCGCGTGAAGTCGTGGGCCGAAGAACATGGCGCAGATGAGTGGTTGCTTACCGCTGGCCAGGTGGCCCAGCTCGCCAAGGACCTGCGCACGTCAAAGCGTGGACCCGTCAGACCTTACCGCGCCGATGAGGCGCAGGAGCTTATCTAGTGACTTGGGCAAAACTTGACGATCAGTTCCACGATCACCCAAAGGTTGAATCATGCTCGTTCGCAGCGCGCGGACTGTGGGCCACTGCGCTTAGCTGGTGCGTCGACCGCCTAACAGATGGGTTCGTTCCGAACGCGTGGCTGCGTACGCACGAAGCTCCGCAGGAGCTGGCTGATGAGCTCGTCTCGGCCGGTCTATGGGAACCCACAGGCAAGGGCTACCAGTTTCATGACTGGGCTGATTACCAGCCCATGAAGGCCGACGTGATGGTCAAGCGTGCAGCTGACCGGGATCGGCACAAGCGGTCATACAGACACAAAAGGACTGCACCGCCTGACCCCGGTGATTCATCCGAAAATTCTCCTCGCGGAGAAAACACGGAACTCCAGTATGAATCCGCGCGGAGATCGCGCGGAGAAATCGCGGATCTCCGCGCGGATTCCGAAAATTCTCCGCGCAGATTCCCGGGTACGGGAACGGGAGATCTTCTTAACTCTTCCCATCCTGCAGAAGATTTAAGATCCAACCCTTCTTGCTCGCCTGCCTCTTCCCATCCTGTAGCGGGCGAGCAGGCGTGCGATGAAACTTCGGCTGGAGAACCTCTAGATCCAGCCCCCGAGAATCGCTCCCTGTGCCTCGTGGTGGACCGCACGGCTCCCGTTGAGTCCGCAGACGAAAGGTCGGGCAGACGAGGCAGACAGCGGCTGCTAGACGCCTCAGCCTTTGCGTTAGACTTCAGCCATGCTGGCCAATGGCGGCCCCACCTCATCGAGATCGGCAATGTCAGCGATGCCGAGTGGCCAGCCATTGCGGCCATCATCCAGCGCGAGCTGAACAGCGGACGCAAGAGCAGGCTCACGCCAAAGAGCATCGCCGATCGGCTCCACGTGTATCGCCAGGGACGATCCCCCGGGGACCCGATCGAGCGCGCTTCGCATGAAGCCAAGCCCCCGGCGTCAGCCCGCGGTCGCAAGTGGAACCCTGGCGGCGTGTCTTCCCGCGAGGAGCATCTCGCAGACGAGGCGGTGGCGTTTTGAGTTCGTCAGACGGCCGCGGGGGTGCGCCGAGTAGGCCGGCATGGCTGAGGCTGCTGGAAGACCTCCAGCGGGCTGCAGCGGCCAAGGAGGCGGCAGATCCGGAAGGGTACGCCGCCGAGCTGGCGAAGTACGACCAAGAGCGACGCGAGTTCGAGGCTGCGAACGGACGAGAGCGGCGCGAGGACAACCTCGACCGCGCCAAGGTGCGTCTGCCTGACGGCGCCATGGAGGCCATCGTCAGTGGGCTTCCGCGGCCAACCCAGGCGCTAGCTCTAGTGCGCGCGTGGTGGCGGAGTCGTAGCAAACCGTGGCTCGCACTCGCTGGCGACAACAGCGTGGGCAAGAGCGTTGCAGCCGCTGTGCTGCTCGCGGATGAAGGTGGCAGGTGGATCTCGTCTTCAGACTTGGTCCGCGTATTTGCCGGCTTGTATCCAGACTCACAGGCCGAGCAAGATCGACTGAAGTCTGCACGCATGCTGGTCATCGACGATCTGGGCGATGAAGACGACCCGGAGCGCATGCAGAAGGCGCTGAAGGAGTTGTTCGACGAGCGCGGCAGCGCGAAGCGCACGCCGACTGTGTTTACAGTCAATCTAAGCAAGCAGGCATTTATCGCTCGCTACACAGGTTCGGGCGAAGTGCCAACCAACAGGAAACTGCGCGAGCGGTTTGCCGAACTGTTGGAGTGGGCGACGGTGACAGAGAACGTGAACCTGCGGAGGTCCAAGTGACCACGCGCCGTCCAATCCTTCGCCGCGTGTTGCCACGAGGTGAGCGTCAGTCGCAGATCCGCCGCATCGACAGCGCGCTCGACAGTCTTCTCGACTGCGAGACGCACGATGCGTGCATCGACCCGCGCCTAACACTTCACACGCTGATCGAGCGCGTGTTTCGTCACCCGTACATGGACGAGCAGACGTCGCAGATGATTGCTGTGCAGGTGGAGAGAATCCGTGAGGAGGCGCGCACGGCGCATCTTGCGGTGGAGTTTTTGGAGGCTGCGGAATGATCTGGGACGTGTTCGTGCACGCAGATTTTGAAGATACCGACACTACGCTTCATCGCCTAAACCTAAAAAGTTTTAGCATTGTAGCCGACACTACCCATGAGGCGTGCGTTGCGGTTCAGAAGGCGCTGGCTCAGTTTCCGGGCCTTCACGCAGACATCTGGAACACGTCCAGCAATCCTGAGGACTGGGATCAAAGCACTTCGATCGTAATAACCATAGGTTCAGTAAATTAGTGAGGCCATAAATGAGCGCAGAATATAAAAAGATTGATGATGAGCTTTATGGGGATGCCGTTGAATTTGTGCGCAGAAGCGGTGTCGTTCGCGGGGTTGACCTTCGGACGGAGTTTAAAATTGGTTCGGTCAGGGTTGATAGGCTGCTGAGCGCAATGGCCGCAAATGGTCTAGTCGTTCCTCCGGTGACTCCGCGGGGCGTCTGGAAATGGATTGATGCGACTGACGAGGCTGAGGCGAGCGCATCGAGCGCGGATAGCGTTCCTGACCCGAACGACGCGACGGTTGATGAGTCAGATCAGACAGCCTCTGATTCGCCGCTCGCCTGCGTTGGTGAGGCCGAGGGCTTCAAGATTTATCGGTCGCGCGAGGTATTCGGCACGGACGACGAACTCGTCGACGTGCTTGAAATCGGGCGAGCGGCCGGTCTTTCGCGTCCGGAGAACATCCTTCAGACGGCAGACTCTGTGCTTGGAGATTTTGGTAATGATTCCGGAGTTTTCTGCCGCTGGCAGGAAGCGGGCGCTATTAGCGCCCGCGGCGGAAGGCCTGGCCGTAGGCTCTACGCCAACTCAGTTGGTTACGGCCTGATCACACAACGGCTGCGCGTTCCTGGCGCAAAGCCCATGCAACTGCTTCAGGCACGGCTGTTTGCTGCTGCCGCCAAGCTTCGAGATAAGGGTGCGGGCGACGTTTTGCGAGAAATCCGTGAAGACCGCGCGGAGGCCGCGAAAAGGCATCTAGAGTTGCTGGGGCAGACACAGAAAACCAACGAAAACCTCACGGCGCTGATCAACCATATAATCACCACGGGCGAGTCAGCTGATCTGGCAAACGCGGACGCGATGATCGCCGTGCGCCGCGACATCGGGATAGTTGCCCGTGGGCGCCTGCTTCTGGCGCGCGCTGAAAATCGGGCAAGCTCAGACGTGGATGAGTCAGCGAGAATCCAGGAGGATTTGCGGCGCGAGTTTGGGGCATCCGTCGACGCTGAGCGATGGCATCTGCAGATTTACGCAGCGGTCGTGAAGCGTATTTATGGCTGGAAGAATGACGTTGCCAACGCGGTACAGACAAAGCGCACCAACGTAAATGCGGGCGTGTTTATAGGATTTGACGCTGGGTCAAACAATGGCCTGGCCGCGGTTATCGATGGTCGGCTGTGGGAGACAATGAGGGGTGGTAGCAGAAGCTCAAAGGCAGCGTTTCTCAGGCGATGCCTTCAAAGGGGAGCCGAGTCCGGTCATCGTCTGGCTGTGGTCGCGATCGAAGACTTCTCAAAAGACAGCGGGGATCTGGAAGATGCGGAGGCTAACATCATCGCAAGCGTTAGGGGGTTTCGCGCCGCTCTGAGCGACGTAGGTGAAAACCTGTTTGTCGTATGCACCGTGAGGCCTGCTGACTGGAGACGCGTTTTATGCATCTTTGCTATGGGCCGCAAAGAGTATAAGGCAGCGACGGCTGCTGCGATTGGTCGGATACATCCCGTAGGAGACCTTACGCATGACGTGATTGACGCGATCGCGATCGCCCAATGGGCCGCCGTATCGCGCACTGTCCAGGTGGAGATCGCAGCGGCCAAAGCAGAAGCCGCATCACGCGCAGCAGATGAACTCAAGGGGGCCAATTGAACGCCTACCTCCACCACCGCTACGGCCTAACAACCGAGCCCACGATTGGCCAACGCGTCACCGACCTCTGGGACGAGTGCGTATGCGGGCGAAACGTGGTGCTAGAACTCGTGGACGTAGAGCCTTACACATGGTCGCGGTTTGCGTGCCCGTGCGGCAAACACAAAGAGACAGCGACGCGTTATGCCGGCGGTGAGACTCGCCGTGATCGGAGGGCAGCGTGAAAGCCGTCATCTTCCGCCGCCACGAGGAATACAGCCTCAACGAGATGCGCGAAGCGCTCGCAAACGCAGACGTCGTACTGTTCGGCGCGGGCAAACTCACGCAGACCGAGCACACCGCGCGAACCGTTGCGGCGGAGTCGGATATCCCGAGCGTGCAGATCGAGGGTGACGCCAAGGCTGTGCTCGCGGATTGGCGCAAGGACTATCAGGTCGTGGTGGTGACACCGCGGCAGCAAGTGAGGGTTGCATGATTGTTGATCTGATAGATAGAGAGCTAGACGCAGCGATCGCGGAAATGTTTAGCTGCAGGCATGACACCGAGGGGTGCGCGTGCCAAAAGCGCTTCCAGTCGGCGATCGCGCGATTCGAGTTTGCGCATCCAGAGCAGAAACACGAGCCTTTTAATGAGGCCGATTATAAGGAAGCGCGCGAGGAAGGGCTATTCTCGTGACCCGCATCATCACCGCGATGGACGTCGACGAAGCCGTGCGCGTTCGCGCTGAGATGCGGCGCAAGATCGCGAGCGTGGGTGAACGCCTGTCAGTCCCAGCGAAGCCGCGCAAGGCCGCGAAGGTTGCGCCGCGCAAAGAGATGGTGCCCACCGCGCGCTGGGACGTGCACGAGAGTGCTTGGCCTCATATGGTGCTGCAGTTGCCGATCTTCGTGGATCGCAGCGTCTACAATACGTCATTCGGCAACCCCAAGGTGGCGCACGCGAAGGCCAAGGAGCAGCGGGAAAACACGTTGCTCGCGCTGCAAAAGCACCTGCCATGGTACACGCGCAACCCCGCTATGCGAGCGGGTATCTTTCGCGTGACCTTCGTGCGACTGTCACCGCGCAGCGCCGACGCTGACAATCTACGATCGGCGTTCAAGCACATCGCAGACGCCGTGTTCGCGTGGATCGCGGTCGGCGACAAACAGTTTGACCGTCGCGCGATCGGACACTTCGACGCGAAGAAGCGCGCGGGGCATATCACGGTGAAGTACGAACAAGCGCGCGCGGAAAACCCGCGGGCGTATGGGATTCAGGTAAGGTTGGAGATGAAAGATGGCTGATCATGGATACGAGTTCATCGAGACCGCCGGCAAGCCCATCAAAGCTTGGACGCGTGGCGTGCTGTTTGAAGATGAGGCGCGCGCGCAACTCGCGCGGTGTGCACAACTGCCGTTCGTTTTCAAACATGTCGCGGTCATGCCTGACGTGCATGGTGGGATCGGCGCAACTGTGGGCAGCGTTGTCGCGACTCAAGGCGCAATCGTGCCGTCTGCAGTGGGCGTTGACATCGGATGCGGCATGATGGCCGTACAGACCAACCTGAGCGCGAACGACTTGCCAGACAACCTGTCAGGAGTGCGCTCGGCCATCGAAGCCGCCGTGCCGCATGGACGCACGGACAACGGCGGTCGCAATGACCGCGGTGCGTGGTCCAACCCGCCAGACGTCATCAGTAATATGTACTTTCATGGCAATAGTCACACGCCGAGTCTCTCGGATCGCTTTCAGGCGATCCGAGAGACTCACCCACGCTTGGAGAAAGCGAACACGGTCAGACACTTGGGAACCTTGGGCACCGGCAACCACTTTATCGAGGTATGCCTAGACGAGTCCAATCGGGTCTGGGTTATGCTGCACTCAGGCTCGCGCGGCATCGGCAATGCCATCGGCCAGCGCTTCATTGAGCTCGCCAAGCGCGACATGGAGCGGTGGTTCATTCAGTTGCCCGACTCAGACCTTGCGTATTTGCCCGAGGGCTCCGAGCACTACGACGACTACATCGAAGCGGTGGAGTGGGCGCAGGACTTCGCCGCAGAGAACCGCGCCATGATGATGTACAACACGCTCAAGGCGATGAGCAAAGTGCTTGGCCGCGACGTCGAGCCAGACCGCTCGCAGCCAGTAGCCATCCAGTGCCATCACAACTACGTCGCGCGCGAGCACCACTTCGGTCGCAACGTGATTGTGACCCGCAAGGGCGCAGTGCGCGCACGCGAAGGCGACCTCTGCATTATCCCTGGTTCCATGGGCACGCGCAGCTATATCGCCCGCGGCAAGGGAAACCCCGAATCGTTCTGCTCATGCTCTCATGGCGCAGGTCGTGTCATGTCGCGCACTGAGGCTAAGAAGCGATTTACACTCGACGACCATGCGAGAGCGGTTGAAGGCGTCGAGTGTCGTCGCGATGAAGGCGTGTTGGATGAGACGCCGCAAGCCTATAAGGCCATAGACGCGGTAATGGCCGCGCAAGCAGACCTCGTTGAAGTTGTGCACACGCTCAAGCAAGTCGTGTGCGTGAAAGGCTAATAGGTAGGTAGATAAACGATGGCTGACATCAACGTCGAAGCCGCTCGTAAGCTATGCGAGCACCTAATCCACGAGGACACCTGCAATATTACATCGCGTACCAAGGCGATGGCTTTGCGCGCGCTGGGTCGCGAAGATGAGGCTGATATCGTGGAGAAGCGCGCCGCCGTCGAGCGTGAGATAGTGTTGCTCGAGGCCGCGATTCGCGAACTGCGGGCACACGATGAGCCGACAGACGAGCTTGATGCCGACCTCAAGGACGCGTGGGCGAAGCTCGCGGAGTTGGACCGAGCATGATCTGCAAATTCTTAAAAGCTGTACGCAGGTTCGCTGATGACCCATTCGGCGCGGATGAGCTTTGCGATGAGTATTTGCCGGGCGGTGTGTTGGAAGCGATGGCGCATGAGCGCAAGCAGCAGCGGCTAGCTGCGGAGCGTAAGCGGGAGCGCGCGCGAGCTGAACTGGTGAGAGTTGATGCTGACCTCAAGATTGAGGTTGTTTCTCAGCTGCGGCGCATCGCGACCGCGCTCGAAACACGGAGCGGTGAGGTGAAGAATGGCGGAGAGTGATGAGCCGGAGGTGATGGGGAAAGTAATATCGGTCCATGTAGACATTGGCCCCGACCCGCAAGATCGCTGCAAGCAGTGTCTGCATCGAGGCCTCATCTGGGACGACCAGGGAAATCCCAAGTCGGTTTGTGTCGCCGACTTCGGCGACGGCTGGGGCATCGATCTCAAGGATGGACGCCTAGCCGAGTGCACCGAGCTTGAGCGCAAGGCTGATGAGGCCGAGCGCAACGCTAAGACGCTCGCGGCGTTGCGAGAACGTGTTGAGGGCTGGAGCGAGAGCGCGATCGATACTGACGACGTGTTGCGACTGCTTGGTGACGTTGAGCGGTTGCTGATGGGAGATCTGAAATGACGACTCTGAACAAAGCGGAACGCGCTGCGCTGCAGGCACTCACGACTCATGGTGAGCTCGGCGGTATGGAGATCGTGCTCAAAAGTCGGGGGAAGCTGACGCGTGCATACGTCTACGTCATTTTGGCGAGGCTCGAAATGGCGGGGCTCGTGAGCTTGCGATATCTGGAGCCGGACGCGCCGAGTCCTAAGCGACGCGTTTATAGGCTCACGAGGCAAGGCCAGGATGCTTGGAGAGGAGATGTGGACGAGGTATGAGAATAGTAAAGCGCGCATCCTTCTTGGCGATGCCGAGCGGAACCGTGTTTTGCAAATACGCGGACTATGTGTTCGAGGATCTATCGATTAAAGGGTCCACGATCGGAGAACTGGGCTACGCCTATCAGGCGTTGTCGTCAGGGTATGTGGTCCCGGAGGTCATCGGCGTCGAATGGCATGAGCTGCTGATGCGCGCAGAGGAGTCGGGGGAATCGTTGACTCCAGATTTTTACCGCATGAGCCGCGACACGTGTTTTGACCCAGACCAGCTGTTCGTCGTGTTTGAGGATGCGGACGTCGACGCGTTGATTGATCGGCTGAGCTGGCGAAAGGAGGGTGGAGAGTGACCCTCACCGAAGCCGAACGCCTCATAGAGATGAGCGACGATCACAGGCTGCTGCGCCGCGTGCCACCCGTCGAGCGCTGGACATTGCCGGAGCCCGTGGGCGAGGTCCGGCGCGGTTTGCTGGTCGACTGCGAGACGACAGGCCTCGACCTCGACACCGACGAGGTGATCGAGCTCGCGGTCGTGCCGTTTGACTACGATGACGCTGGGCACGTGGTTGCGGTGCATCACATGCTCGCGCTGTCGAGCTATCGCGAGCCGAATATCAGCATCCTGGAAGAAAGCATACTCGTGCACGGCATCACGGATGCCGATGTCGCCGGCCAGCAGGTCGACGAGGTGGCACTGACGCAGCTGGTCGAGCGCGCGAGCCTGGTGATCGCGCACAACGCTGCGTTTGACCGGCCGATGCTGGAGAAGCACTGGCCCATCTTCGAGCGCAAGCCCTGGGCGTGCTCGCTCAAGGAGATCGATTGGAAGAGCGAGGGGATCAATAGTAGTAAGCTGGACTATCTGCTGTTCGCGCAGGGCCATTTCCACAACGGTCACCGTGCACTCGACGACGCGCTCGCCACGCTGTTTCTGATGACGCTCAAGCTGCCCGTGGCAGAGGCGCCAGCGTTCAAGGTGCTGTTAGAGTCCGCACGCAAGCCATTGTGGAAAGTGGCGGCATGGAACGCCTCATACGACCGCAAAGACCTGCTGAAGCGTCGTGGTTACCAATGGGACGGCGAACACAAGGTCTGGTCCATCATGACCGACGACTATACAGAGGAGATCGCCTGGCTTTGCGCTGAGGTCTACGGATACGACCGCAAGGTGGACGCGGTGAAGGTGCCCGCGACGCTGCGGTACTCGATGAGGTGTTAGATGGTGGTTTATAATCCAGATCCGGTTGTTCTTCGGGGGCTGACGATCGGGCAGTGGCGCGCAGTCGAGTTCTTCTCAAACTCGTTCATGGGATCGTATCAGCCGATTATGTTGAGGGTGTCTCGTGTCGAAGTGGAAGACCGTTGGCTGAGGATAACACTGTGTGACGACGGTGCCGGTCTCAACACGGAAGACATGAAAGAGCTTGGAGAGCAGCTCCTCGAGGCCGCCCAGTCTATCGGGCTGAGTGCTGAACGCATGGTGTTTGTCGGGAATTCGAGGGAGCTGTGATGGCGGCGGTGATGTATTTGCCTGGCTTCGAAGCGGAGGAGCGCAAGCTCGACCTCGATCAGTGGTACATGGATCCGAAGCTGGCGAATCTGGTCGCAGACTGGGCATGCATCGAGAGGAGTGACCACGTGCTGGAGCCGAGCTGCGGAAGCGGCGCGCTGGTGCACACGATATTCGAGCGCATTGGCATCACGGGCTCGGTCGTTGGGGTTGATATCGACGAGCGGCGCATCGACGCGCTGAGCGATCGATACTATGAGCAGCGGCATCGTGCGCGTTTCATCTGCCGCGACTTCCTGCAGTACGACCCGCACTACACGTTCAGCCTATCGATAGGCAACCCGCCTTTCAGCAACGGGCAGACCGAGCGGCATTTGCTGCACGCGCTCAGCATGTCCAAGCGTGTGATCTGGCACTGCCCACTCACCACGCTGGAGTCATCGAGTCGGCTCGACACGCTCTGGTCGAAGTGGAAGCCGACGCGCATGTTGATTCACGCTTCACGTCCGAAGTATGGTGGAGATGGCGGAGGGGCTACGGCCATGTGCACGCTGGAGTTTCGCCGGGATAATCCGAGACCGGAATATACGGCGATGGACTGGGCGCCGTGAATATCCGCTGAAACCTAGAATTTCGCGCGAATACAGGCAAAAAGCCTATGTCATATCTTAAAAATAAACCGGGTCTGCTCGCCGATCGCGTCGTGCAGACCTACCGGCAAACGGTCAGCGAGGCGCTCGTGATCCACGGCCACAACCGCACGCGTGCAGCGAAACACGTGGGTGTCTCGCGCCGCACGCTGATGAATTACATCATTAGATTTAATCTGACCCGTGCGACGGTGGTCGAGTTGGCGGGCTGCATTCTCCCTCAGCCGGCGGCTGTTGGGAAATAGATGGGCTACGGTCGAAATATAAAGACCGAGCACGCGGGTGCGAAGAACGGCGGCGGATTCTGGGGGCATCGCGAGGATGCCAAGCAGCAGTCCAAACGCATTCGCCGTGCCGCGGACCGGACACAGGTGGACGAGGCGTTAGCCGAGCGTCAGCGCTTCGTGGTCGACGGCGATTGCGACTGCTCTGGATGCTCCGGCTACGAGGATGAGATCGATTGCGGTGGTTGCAGCGAGTGCGGTAACTGTATTTGGGAGGCGTGGTATGACCGGCGTCAAACCGCGTGACGGCCTGCTGTATGTGGAGCTCAGCAGTGCGCGACGTCGCGCTACCGTCGACGCTCTCGCGCTCGCGCAAGGCAATCGCACGCATGCCGCGAAGCTGTTGGGCGTCTCCGTACTGACCCTGCGCCGCTATATCAAGGCATTCCGGCTGGACATCGAGGACGACCCCGTTTGTACCACTGACAGTTAGCTGGCTGTCATCCACACTCGCGGCATGCTTAGTATGCGTTCTTGGGTGTTCCTGGGCGGAGCATCTGCTGTGGTTGCCGCATGTGCGTGCGTCGCGTGTCTCCCCGGAGGAGGCGGAACCACGGGCGTCCCGCGCCCGTCTGACACTACGGGCGGAGAGACGGACGCATCAAGTGATTCTGGTAGCGGTGGGTCTGGGTCTGGTGGACATGCGGGCGATGTAGGGTCGGGCGGCGTCGGAGCTGGGACTGGCGCCGACCCGACCCCCATCGATGTGACTGTCAGCGGCGACTTTCATCCTGCGAGTTATTCGCGCCTCGTATTCTCGGATGAGTTCGACGGTGACTCGCTCGATCGCTCGAAGTGGTGCACGCGCTACCAGTGGGGCGGAGGCGCGGCCAACGGCTTTCCTGTGCAGCCCGAGTTCGTCGATCCCGTCTGTCAGCAGGACGGCAATGGCGACCTGTTTCGCCTGAACAACGAGCAGGCTGTATTCACCGACCGCAACCAGCTCGGGGAGCTGCTGCATGTGGTGAGCGACGGCACGCTCAAGCTGCGCGCCACGAAGACACTCACGGATGCTGAGTGGAATTGGCTGCTCTATGAGAGCGCGATGATCCGGACGCGCACGCAGATGTTTGCGCCGACTGCAGATCACCCGCTGTACCTCACTGCACGCGTGAAGCTTCCCGGCGTCAAGGGCACGTTCCCCGCATTCTGGGTCGCGGCGTATTATGACGCGGCCAGGCGGTTCGCGTGGCCTCCTGAGATTGATTTCTTCGAGGCGCCTCTCAATGGCGGAGAAGACAAGGAGACCATGCTGCACCACGCCGTGGTCGTGAAGGGCAAGCAGACCGACTCGGGCGCGCGCGAGATCACGTATTCAGGCCCGGGTTTCGACGGCGGCTTCGGAAACTACACCACTGCAGCTTCCCAGCGCGATCGATGGATCGAAGTCGGCGCTGAGTGGACCGCTGAGCAGGTCTGCTACTACGTCGACGGGCTCAAGGTCGCATGCGAAAACTATCGCTGGGTGACCAACGACGGCGTATCCGCCGCGTCGGCAACGTTGATTCTCAATTTATCGATCGGCGGCGAATGGGCCGGTCGCTACGACATCGATGCCGACAGGTTTCCTATTGCAGAGGAGGTGGATCATGTCCGCGTCTACAGCACTCAGTGATATAGGTCGAAACCCTCATTACGGCTGGATTTGCCCGCGCTGTCTCGTCGCAAATTCGCCTGATGTGCCGCAGTGCGGATGCAGCCCATTGCTGTCGCCGGGCCCCGGTCCGGATCTCGTGCCCGCGGTGCATCCCACGCTTTCGCCTGCTCCGCGTCGTTCGGTTCCGCCTCCGCTGCCAATCAAACAATCAGGCTCTGGTGCATGAGCAAATGGGCTGTCTGCGAACGATATTCGGAACTGTGCGACGATGGTCAAATGCGGCCCTGGGTGCGCTTGCGGCACTCGTGCGGGGCAGAGCGCACGATGTCGTTGTCGCGGTGGAAGTACAGCTTGGGCCAGCAGAGCGGGATGCTGAGGTGCCTGCGATGCAGCCGTCAACAGCAGCCCCGGGAAGCGACGTCAGAATGACGCAGCCGAGCAGCGTATCGCTCGACCAGTGGGCGTTCACCTCTCGCTGGGAGGGCGTCGTCCCTCATATGTACCTCGACATCGCGGGCGTCGTGACGTGTGGCGTGGGCTTCGCGCTGCGCGATGAGACTGCGGTGGCGCTGCTGCCGTGGACACCGGACGTGCTCACCGCGATCGATGATTTTCGCATCCTGAGCGTGAAGCCCTCCGGGCTGCCGGCGGCGTTGTACAAGCGGCACTGCCGCGCGGAGTTGAGCGGTGCGGCTATCCGCGAGATCTTCGAGTTGAAGATCGCGGACGTGCGCCGGCGACTGGAAGCGCATTGGCAGCTGTCCATGCAGCCCGTGCCGGTGCAGCTCGCGCTGGTGGATATGGCCTACAACCTTGGTGTTGCGGGCCTCACGAAGTTCGAGCGCCTGCATGACGCTGTGCAGTCGCGTGATTGGATCACTGCGGCCAACGAATGCAGCCGACGCGGCATTCAGGCGCCGCGTAACGAGGCCACGGTCGAGTTGTTTCTTGTGGCTTCCACGGAGGAATCATGGGCAACGCAGAAAAGATAGAGGCAGAGATCGTTCGTTTCGACGAGCGGATCGACTCAGAGGTCGACGCGCTCAAGCAGGCTGTTGCCGCGGGTCTCGAACACGCAGCCGAGGAAATCGAGAATCCAGAAGCCGACGGCGCCAAGCAGTTCGCCGAGTTGCATCCTATCGATGGAACGCAGGAAGATTGGCCTGTTTACGCGGACCCGCGCGACCCCGACAACGGCAACGCGAGCCATGAATACTTGTTGGTGCATGGCACGTGCGAGGCCGGGACGGAAAACGCCCAGCAGATTCACTTCCAGCAAGGTCCGCGGGGAGAAGTCGGCATCAACGGCGTCACCAACGAGCAGCTATTGGCCGTGGTGATCGATCGGCTGGAAGGTTTCCAGACCTCACGATTTGCGTGTTTTGAGAACGCAAACGCGTTGGAGCATGCACGTAAGGCGTTGGATTATTTGAATCGACGCACCCGAGCGCGTTTGGCGCGCGGCGTAGAAGGGACGAACATTCCGTGAACTGGGGCAGGCTTATTTCACTTATCCTGACAGTCGGCTCGATCATCATCGAAGCCGTCAGCAGGGCGAAGGCGCAGCCGAAAGAGGAGATCGTTCCTGCAGATCTCAATCATATGCGCTGTGACGACAGCGTCGCCGATCTGTCAGTCAGCCCTGAATATAACGACCCGCAGCATGGCGGGCCGGATGACGACACTCGGCCTGCAATCAGGCTGAATACTGCGAGCGAAAAGAAATGACCATCAAACCCGCAGAGCACCCCAGCGCGTACTGGTGGTTCAGCCGCCCGAACTTCGGTGATGCGCTTGCGCCCTATCTCATCCACCGCTTCAGCGATCGCATGCAAGTCGTACATGCACCGCTCGAGCACGCGCAGATTCTCTCGATCGGCTCGGTGTTAGATCGAGTCCCAGCTGATTGGTCTGGCGTCGTGCTGGGCAGCGGCATGCTGCGGGAAGACAGTCAGCCCGACCTCGGTCTCGCGATGGTGCTCGCGCTGCGTGGACCGTTGACGGCGAAGGCCTGCGCGCTGCCCGTGGGCGCGTCTCCGGCGCTCGGTGATCCAGGGTTGCTGGCCAATGAGCTGGTGCCGCTGCCCGATAAGGAGCACGAGCTGGGTCTCGTTCCGCACTGGTCGGACACGGAGCTGGAGCAGCGCGAGGAGTTCAAGAAATTGAACCCACTCGTGATCCGTGTGGGGCACAGCCCGCTCGACGTCGTTCGGCAGATCGGAAGCTGCCGCAAGATCGTGGCGTCATCGCTGCACGGCATCATCCTGGCTGACGCGTTTGGCATCCCGCGGCGCATCGAACTCGGGGGCCATAAGCGCATCGCCGCTGAGGGCGGCGACTTCAAATTCCGCGACTACCACGCGGCGATCGACACGCCGTACAAGCCCGGTGAAGCGGCCGTAGTCGCTAACACCAAGGCCATCCAGGATCGACAGTCAGAACTGTTCGACGCCTACAAAGAGCTCGGATCGTTGTTCCGAGGGAAGTGATCCGACGTATGACGTGCCGCCCGCAAATCTCACTGCTGGTCCCATTCCGCGAGTCAAAGTCAGCGCCGCACCGTGCGCGCGCTTGGCAATGGCTCGCGGAATACTGGAAACACGAGCTCCCTGACGCTGAAGTGGTCGTTGGTCAGTGCACGGGTGAGGTGTTTAGCAAGACGTCCGCAGTGAACGCTGCTGCTCGTGAAGCATCGGGGCGCATCTTCGTGATCATCGATGCAGACGCTTATCTGCGTGGTGATGTGCTGCTCCAGTGCGCGCGCGAGATCGACGAGGCTGCGCGACGCGGGTTGCCGCTGTGGTTCGTGCCCTATCGCAGGCTGTACCGGCTCACGTGGCTGGTGACAGAGCGCGTGCTGACGTCACACCCGCATATCCCCCATCGCCCGCACCATCCGCCGAGGCCAGAAGAGATCGAGCAGGTGAGCATGGTACAGTACGGGCACCACTTCGGCGCGATGTGTATGGTGATGCATCGCGAGGCCTTCGAGACGATCGGCGGCATGGATGAGCGTTTCGTGGGCTGGGGCGCTGAGGACTCCAGTTTCTTGCGCGCGTTGTCCACGCTGCATGCGCCCTACAAGAGCGTCGACGCTTCGATCTGGCACCTGTGGCACCCGGCAACCGTGCACGGCAAAGGGCGGTTATGGGACGGGCAGGGAAAGGCCTGGGCGCAGATGGAGCTCGCGCAGCGCTATGCCGCTGCGGTGGGTGATCGGTGCGCGATGCTCAAGATCGTGCATGAGGCGCAGGTGCACGCGCACTGCAAGCCGATGCACGCGCGGCATGCAGAGGAGTTTTAAGCTATGGGGCGTCCATCGAAGCTAACACCCGAAGTTGCGCGTACTCTAATACAAGAGATCGCGAAGGGTGTGCCGATCATCCATGCCTGCGCGGCGGCGCGAATTCACCAGAAGACGTACTACTGGTGGAAGGACCAAGCCGAAAAGGGCAAGACAAAATACGTCAAACTATTCGATCGCATCCGCCGCGCCGAGGGAAGGCTCATCCGTGAGCAGCTTGGCATGGTGATGCATGCTGCGCGCCATCGAAAGGATTTAGATTGGCGCGCATACGCCTGGTATCTAGAAAAGCGCTTCCCGCATGAATTCGGCTCCCCGGGCGGGCGCCCCGCGGCCATGCCCGCGACGATCAGCGCGGACAAAGACGGTAAGGTCACGCTTTCCGGCGTGCAGATCTACCTGCCAGAAAACGGACGGCTCCCCACAGATCCATCGGTGCCACCTATTACTCCTGACGCGGACGACAGCGAGGGCTAACGCATGCTGCAGTGGACCGTGATCAAGGAGTTTTGGCACACGCGTCCGAGCGGCAAGCGCGAGCGTTTTGTGCGTATACGCTGCGGATGCGGCACTGAGCGGTCCATGTCTATATCTATATGGAACACGCGTCGGTCGCTCAAATGCAAACGCTGCAATCTCGATGCGGATAAGCGTAGAGGCTACGTCGAGTCGGATATCCCAGGATCTATAGTGGGAAACGGCGATAGTCTCGCGTCGGTGACGGCGGTGCCTACATATAAAGAAAGGCGTCCTAAGTCGTTTGGCACCACCAGGTGTTAGACCGTTTTTAGATGCCCGACCTCAGGCCACAACCCGGCTCGCAAGAGCTGTTTCTGTCATCGTCTGCGGACATCGTGTTTTACGGCGGCGAGGCCGGTAGCAGTAAGACCGCAGGGCTCATACTGGAGTCGATGCGGTGTTATAGGGTCCCGCTCGCCGGTGGCATCCTGTTCCGACGCACGTCACCGCAGCTGACAGGCCCTGGATCGCTGTGGGAGCTGGCGTGTGAGTGGTATCCGCATCTAGGCGCGAGGCTCACGAAGACGCCTGAGCGCAAAGCTGTATTTCCGAGTGGCGCGACGGTGCAGTTCAGCCATTTACAGCGCGAGGACACAAAGTTCGCGCATCAAGGAAAGAGCTACTCGTTCATCGGCTTCGACGAGCTCACGCACTTTACCGAGACGCAGTTCTGGTACCTGTATTCCAGGTGTCGAAGTTCATCAGGTGTGAAGTCTTATGTAAGAGCCACGATGAACCCTGACCCAGACAGCTGGGTCAAGCAGATGATCATCTGGTGGCTCGACGACAAAGGCGAGTACGCGCGCCCCGAGCGCAGCGGCGTTGTGCGGTACTTCTATCGCGTCGACGATAAGCTCGAGTGGGGTGACTCCGCAGAGGAACTGAAAGAGCGCTACCCTGCGCAGGGTGTGGAGCCCACGAGCTTCACGTTCATCCTGGGCCGCCTTGCCGACAACAAGATCCTGCTGGGCAAGGACCCTGGCTACGTCGCGCGTCTAATGTCCCTACCCCGTGTTGAGCGAGAGCGGCTGTTAGGCAGCGGTCAGGGCGGCAACTGGGCGATACGGCCTGCTGCAGGTCTGTACTTTCAGCGCAGTTGGTTCCGCATGATTGAGGAGCCGCCGTCTGACAGTCAGATACTGGTCACCGTGCGTGGTTGGGATAAGGCTGCGACCACGCCCACGGCAGATAATCCCGACCCTGACTGGACACGTGGCGTGAAGATGTGCGTGACACGTGAGGGGCGCTACGTAGTGATGCATATGGAGTCGCTGCGAGGCAGCCCGGGGCAAGTGCTCAACGCGATAAAAGCGATGGCCGAGCAGGACGGCAGACGCTGCAAAGTGCTGCTGTGGCAGGACCCGGCGCAGGCCGGCAAGGTAGACATGCAGCTCAGCAAGGGTGTGCTGAGCGGCTTTGCCGTCGAGTCAGAGGTCGCGCGCGAGGATAAGATCCACTATGCGAGCCCGTTCAGCACGCAGGTCGAAGCGGGCAACGTCGACATCGTGCGCGGCGCGTGGAACGACGACTTCCTGCGCGAGCTCGAAGCGTTCCCGGATA